GGATAACCTCTTTAAATAAAATATCTTCTTTGTTTTTTATATATGAATCAACAACATCGCCATCGCCATAGCCTCCAGAGTATTCAATGATCTGAGAGAGGGCGGCCTCTTTTTCTTTGCATTTGAATAAATACAAAATCTTGTCAGACTGGTAACTCTTGCCGGCAGAGTTTTTTTGATGCTTATCATATGAGCGCAGTATCCAAGCCTTTCGGTGCGTCGAGGTTATGGCAAAGCTATCTTTGTCTACGTACGAAGCATATTCTCCAGATTGCTTTGATAGATCAACCCAGTTTTTTGAAAGAGGCTCTCCAATTGGGAGGCTAATCTTTTTGCAGCCCGATGCGTCCCCATTGTTTTTGTATTCTGGCTTCCCGCTCTCATTAATACAGCGGTAGACCTCCAGAGGAAGAGGTGCCTGCGCATACCCAAGCAAAGGCAATGCCGATAAAACCAAGGCGATGGCAGCTGCGGTTTTCATGGCTTGTCCCTTTTTTCAAACACAAGCTGAAATTTCGCCCCCATCTTTTCCGCCTCTGCTTGGAATATCTTGATTGCATCTTCAAGAGTGCCCTCCCTAGAAACAGGGCTGAAACTTTCTTGTAGGCGAGCAACGATCTCGGCGTTCATCGAACGTTTATTTGCCTTGGCTGATTCAGCAATACGGTCTCGCATGCCGTCTGGCAGGCGCACCACAAATTGATCTGCGGTCCGGCTTGGGTAGTTCTTTTCTTTTTCGCTTGTCATTTGCGTCACGATACTAGCCACTGCATATTTTTTCTATGATATGCACTTGCTATGATATTAAATTGGGACTAATATGTAGTTGCGATGGTCGCAAAGCATGGGGGAAATATGACTGATCCAGTAGCAATGCAGGTTCGAATACCGCTTGACCTGAGAAATTGGCTGCGCAAAGCGGCTGAGGTAAATGCTCGTTCAATGAACGGACAACTTGTCACCATCCTAAGGAATGCCAAAGCCGCAGATGAAAAGCACGTCATTGGGGCGACGGCATGAGCAAACTCGTCAAGGCTGAATACGAAGGCGTTGCCGTCAGTTTTCAGGACGACGGCTGGTTCAATGCAACACAAGTGGCCGCGAAACATGGAAAGCGAGTGGATAACTGGCTGCGCTCGCAGGAGACTCAGGACTATGTGGGCGCCCTTTCCAATGCACTAAATACCTCAGATGTGAGGGATTTGGTAAAAACAAAGCGCGGCAAGGATGGTGGCACTTGGTTACACCCGAAACTAGCTGTTCGGTTTGCTCAATGGATTGACGTTCGATTTGCGGTTTGGTGCGACATGCAAATTGATGCGATATTGCACGAAAACAAAGCTGAACAGATTGACGAGAGTGAGCCAAGTACTGTACTGGAGCGGACGCCGCTGTATTTGGACGTCGTCCAGGCAGTAATTCGCCACCGTCTGATGTTTCCTGTTGTGTACCAAGGCATCAACGATGTCGCCGGGTCCGACGCATTTTGTTACATGACAAAAAAGCAGGTTCGCATTGCCAAGCCATTCGCCAGACGCATTGCAAATGGGACGGCGACGTCAGAAGACTGGAAAATTCTTGACGCTCGGCGGAAGGCTTTGGGGCGCGATCAAATTCAGCCAGAACTCAACGGCTTTGGGCCGCCGGCATTGAAGTAAAAAAGAAACCCCGAACGATCTTGGCGGAGGATTCGGGGTCATGCTCACCACTAAGAAGAATGGAGAAGCAAATGAATATTATCACAACACGCGATGATGTAAAGGCGGAGTTTAAGCTAACGCCAGACGAAATGCGGGTGATCCGAGCATATAGAAAGTTCGATGATGACAGCCAAGGCTTCTGGCTGGATAGCATGGAGGTATGCGCAAGAAAGCCAGAGTGCGGACTCCGAGCTAAAAAATCCGAGTTGCGCCTGGTGGCAGGAGGTGCAGCATGAGTAGCAATCTAAAATCTCACGCTCGCCGGCCACCACTCATAGACCTCTTCGGCGGCGACATATCCAGGTTGTTCGGTGAAATAGAACCGGCGCTCATCGGCATTCCAAACGGCTTCGCGCCTAGTTCCGTCATGCAATACGGTAACGCAAATCTCGTCGTGGCGTAGGCGGGATAGGGCTGAATCTAGCATGTTGCAATTTTAGCATTGCGGCTCAGGGGGCGTCACGCTGCCTTGATTTTGCGCAACCGCAACATTTCCTTATAGATCATTTACTTGCCTAACGTTATCACCACTTATCCACAGAGTTGGGCACAGGAACTGGGGGTATGTTTCTTTTTGTAATTGGTTAGGCTTGCTCCGTCCTTACGTCCTGCCAGTCGGTCCATGCAATCTTCGGCTCTTCCGGGTATCGAAGTGGCGCGGTCAAAATCTTCTTCCGCCATTGCAGAACCTTTTCCGTTCTGAATGATGGGCGCATTGAATTGCTATCCAGATGAAAGAACTCACCATATTCCACCTGTCGTTCGACAAACCGAAAATCCACGTCAACCATCATTCCTCCTGCGCCCGTAGGCGATCAATCATTATTACGCGGTTTGGCGCCAAGGGCAGTCTGTCCCTGCGCTTTCATTTTCGCAATAGTCCTCGCCAGCTTATTAATATGGTTGGCAAGCAGCACCAAGTCTGAATCCTTAACGCTCGGATTGCTCCGCGTCAACAACTCTTGGCGCAGGCGGGCCGCGTGTTTCATTGCGTCGGCTAGGGTGCGGGTGGTGGACATGCATCCTCCCTTGTGTCTGCTTCTGGCGGGACGCCGACCTCGGCCGGATAAGCTATCTTGAATTCGACGAACCAATTCTCATCGAAATATTGCCGAACAGAAAACGATCCGCCAAGTGCCGTAACTCTTTTGCACTCCTCACGCATTAAGTCCACCGTCTTCTGGTCTGTATAAAGCACTGTGCTCAGTGAAACCATCATTTCCCACCTCCCAATGGTCAATCAGTTATTCCCGGCGCTCGGGGCTGCGTCCGGTCGAAGCGCCTTGAACTTGACGCCGAATATTCTCAACGTCTTCGTGTAGCCGTGCCGCTCGCTGAACGTCGGCTCCATTGTCGAAATGCACAGGCCGTAGCCAAAGACGCGAAACCAGCAGCCCCAATGCCTTCCTTGCATCCAAGCTGTGCCGCACAAAGCTTTCATGCTTGGCCCTTGGTCGGATCGGCCAGTGCTACGGCAGCGCGGGTGATTGCGCGCCTGATGGCGCCGGCTTCATCGTCTCCATATTTCTCATCGACGCGCACCGGCGTTCCAGAGCTCTTCCATACACAAACAGCAGGCGACTTTATCCAATTGCAATCCTTGTCGTAGCCATTGAACAATTCGCAGCCGGTATCAATGCATAGCTTCAGGCGTGCAGCCAGCCGCAGTGCATCGCCATCGTCGGCAAGTGAATTGAACTCAACAATTCGACCATCTCGCCAGATCATCACCCTGCCAGTCGCATCATTTGGCGATTCGTAAAGTCCGTAATTGGCCGCCTTCGCCGCCAGTTCGAGCAGTGTCTTGTCGTCTATCATGATGCTTCCTTTGCTTGGGTTGGCTCGTATTTGCGCAGCCGCTCAATCTCGGCGATCAGCTTGAGGACGGTGGCGGGGTTGGCGGCGGCGATGAAATGCACGTCGTGATTGTCGCGATACGGGGGATCTTTTGTGTCAACACAAGCGGCGCATCGAGCGACAACCATGGACTTCCCGGGTTGCCTTAAGAACTCAGGCTTGTACACGTACATATCCACCGGGTACGCGGTGCCGACATATTTGGAGCTCCACGGTCCCGGCGTTGCCGCAAGCGCCAGCGCTTTTAGTCTTTCAAGGTCCATTCCCATCCCCTAATCTGGATACTTTTCATAGAATGCTCCCCTGCCGATTTCGTCGCATTCCTCGACGTACTGCCAAACTTCATCGGCCAGGCTTTCCTTTCCGTACATGTAATCCGAATATTTCAGCGTCTCGAAGTCCATGCGCTTTTCGATTGCCTTCTTCGCAATCCAGATCATTTCTTCTTTATTCATTCCCATCCCCTTGGTCAGTTCTTCGATTGCTGAATGGCTGCGTCGATAGCGGCGCGCGGCGTCTCAAACGATTTCCCCTCTCCGGAAAGAACGATGTATTCCTCATCTTCATTCTGCGTGAACAACTGATACCGAACGACTGGGTGATCGAGTTTTGCCGCCTGAATCCATGCGGTATTCGAGATAACAAAATCAAGTCGCTCTGCATCCTTGCCCTCTGGCTTCGCAGCCACCTGATTGCTGGATAGGGCGGCGCGGGCTTTCCATGCCTGCCATGCCGAGATAACCCAAATTTCTTCATTCGGCTGAGTGGTCACCCATTCTTGAAAAGCCTTCTGCTCATCCACTACGCCAGATACAGGCTGCGCATCTGTAGTTTGCTTCTCACCAGTGAACGACAAATTTGTTTGATCTTCACATTTTCCAGAATCTTGAACACAAACGTGCTGCGCCTCCACTGAAGCTGGGAGGGCGGCAACGCGTCGAATAAGCTCAGTCGAAGTAACGCCTTCGTACATGGCGCGATAGTCGGCAACGCAGTTGTGTTGGAACACGGCTTTGCGATGTCCGTGCGTGTCATGCCATTCAATTAGCCATGCCTCAGTTTCCCGCTCGTCTGCCACCGGCTTGGCTTCTGCGGCATCGGCTGCAACAAATCTAGGATTTGTCATCATTGGCTTTACTTCGCCCATGCCTGGATACGTTTTAAACTTGTCGTATGCCTTGACCGCTTCCATTGACGGAAACCATCCATTGTTCTGGCCGTAGCGATGCTGACCGCAAGGCTTCAGCCAGCCGCAGGCATTACAGGAATAGAAATCGTAATGCGGCGTCCCTGATTTATGATCGCAAGGAATCATGCTTTCGTCGCCTGCGGCATTGGTAGCGGCGAGGGCGTCTTTGGCGAACGTCATGGCGTCCGACGCTTTTACGTACCAAACCGTCGGTCCAAGTTGCACCCCATTTGACAGGTTAAGCAAGCCAGCGGACTCGATAATGTCTACCAAGTCTTTCAGCGCTTCGCGTGTGTTATCGGTCATGTCCAAATCCTTTCTGGTTTGATCGGCATACCAGCCACCCCCCTTAATCATTTAAGCAAAAGCGCATCCCGACAGAAATCGTCGTCCAATATACAGTTGTAAGTGGTTGATTTTATTGATGCCATACAGTGTGCTTTTGTGGATATGAGATTGCTATCAAAATGCCGTTTTGTCTTTAAAAATCAAACGGTTAAAGATAAATTGCCGATATAATGCACACATGTATATCGATTCCGCTAAGGCTAGTGTACATGCTGGTTTTGGGGCAGTCGTCCAAAATCGTCCAAAATTCGTCCAAAATAAATCAACCATTTGCCACGTCGATCCAATCAGATCCGCGCGGATCGATGTACTTTTCCGTCATCTCTAGCGATGCATGGCCGAAAAGTTTTTGGGTAAATTCCTTTTGGTACTCCCTTTCGTAAAGCCTGCCAGATAATGACCTGATTTCGTGAAAACTCTGTGGGGTTTTGTCTGTATTTGGCATTACCCCGGCAGCATCACGCGCCGCAGCAAATGCATTGCTGATCGTATCCATTTTGACCTTTGCCCCAGCCTTCACCACGCCAATACTGCGACGGTGGTGTATTAGGTACTTGCTTACAACCCCGCTATTCCGGCATTGCTTTACAACATCATCAAGCGACATTCCAACGGCATTTAGCCGCAATGTGACTGCAATTCTGATTTTGGCACCTGTTTTACCGCGCTGGCAGTACCAGTACCCGTCCTTGAAGTCTGAAAACATGGCGTTGGAAATCTCGGCGCGGGCTTGCCCTGAAAGCAATGCGAGCCACATCGCATTAGTCAGCCATGGATCAGCATGCGGCAGTATTTGCATGAACTGGTCAAGCGACAGCCGATCCCGTTTAATAGTGACCTTTGCCGTCTTCGTGACTTCGACGGGGTTATGCCCGCGATTGATCAGCCCCTGCGACTCAGCATCAAAGAAGATGTCGAAGAGGGCTGTTCTACGCTGTCTTGCTGCGCTCGTCCCTCGTGACGCCTCAGTTTCGGCAAGAAAAACATGGATTTCACGCGTTGTTACGGTGTTTACTGGCTTGCTTGCGAATGGCGCGGCCAAGATAAATCGAATGCTGGACTTCATCTGCTTGACCGTGTTCGGGTTCGGATGCTCCAATGCATAGGCCAGTTCGTATGCCTTGGCGCACTCAGCAAGCGTCTTCGTGCCGCCTCCCTGAACCCAATCCGCAAGGGTCGTCGCCTTTTTCGATGATAAGCAAAGGTTTGCTGTTATCGCCTCGTCAAATGCTTTTACCCGGTCCCGGCCAAGCCCCTTGGTCTTGCCGTTATCAGGGTTCCTGTACCAAAAATACCCATCCGGCTTTTGGTATAAATTGTCAGGCCAGTTTTTCCGCTTTGAAATTCTTCGTCTTGCTGCCATCTTTAATCCCTGTATTGTGCGTCAGGCTGCACGAACCAGCCGCGCCCAATCTTCTTTGGGCGAGGGGAGATGCGCCCGCTATTTACCCAATTCCGCAAAGTATTGGCATGCGGGAGTTTTTCCCCGAACTGGATTTTTGCCCAGTCTCGCAACGAAATAAGTCTTGGCATTATTACTGCGCTCATCTCTCACCACCTTTCGCTAACTGCTTATGCTGCTTGCTTAATTACTCTGCCTGTTCGGCAGCAGGTCTGTCGGCCCGCGCCTCGGCTAGCTGCGCGTCCAGCTCCGCAATCTTGCTTCTGGCATTCGCCAGGCGTTCCGGCATGTCCGCGTGGACGGCGATGCGCTCACCAGTGAAAACGCGGCGTGCGTCATCAGTGCGGCTCAGTATGCCCGGAACAACCCCGCGCACAGACTCGAACAGGGTGCGCAGGCCAGCTTCGTGCGGCTGCATGTAGTGCTTGCCCAACTTTTCGTAGAACACCTTCAAGAAGGCGTCCGAACCGTAGCCCACCAGTGCGTCCAGTGCGCGCAGCTCGGCTTCACTGAAGCTCATCGTGGCCGTGACCTCGACTTTCGGCAATTGGATGATTTCAGCCATTCTGACCTCCTGCACCCTTGGCAGCAGAGCTGTCATCGAAATACGCCTCCTTCAGCTCACGGACGTGCTTGTTGATAAGCATGGCATCCGCAGGGAGGGCGTCGGCGGCGCGCTTGCGCCATGTTTCTGTCAATGCCGTTAGGCGGGCGTGAGTGACGACGTTGGATTCGCGCAGCTTTCCAGCGATCATGCCGAGCACTGAACCGCGTGCGCCGTCCAGTGTCGCATCGTCTTTCGGCACGGCGCTTTCCAGTCCTACCAACCGCGCCACATTCCGCAGGCGCGTGGCGTTGAATTGCAGTTCGCCGTCGCCGTGTTCTGCTGCGTTGGCAGCAGTAGGTCTGCTACCCTGTTCAGCCACTTCCAGCAGGGCCGCGCGAAGCTGTTCCAGCGCCTTGTTGTAGCCGTCTGCAAACGCTTTTGCGGTATCTTCAGTGTGAATCCAGGGTGTCAGTTGGATATTCACCAGCATCACGCACGCTAGTGGCCCGGTGCCGCCAGACAAGCACACCCGCGCTTCCCTACCTGCGCGCAATGCCTTGGTGATGTGAACCGGCTCTTTCAGCGGTGTGATGCCCTGCAGCGCCAGCAGCAGGTCGGTGGTCGCGTCTGGCGCTTTCGGTTCTAGGCTGAACAGGTATCGTATCCAGTCCTGCGCGCCGCCTTTTGTGAGGTGCATGTCCTGAATTGTCCAGTCAGGCCACAAGTCTTCAAAGCCAGACATTGCCAAGTGATTGCGCATCTGCTGCGTAGTCACTGATGTATTGCCGCCGTACATTGCAAGGAATGAACGCACGGCGCGGTTCTCGCCGTCATCGTCAATCAGGTCACGCTTCAGTTCTTCCGCCGATACCGGCGATACATTAGGGGTGGTCATGCCTTAATCCTTCCACTCAACTTTGAATTTCAGGATGTCGTCGGCGATTTCCGACATTACGCAAGGCGCGTCGATAATTGAGTTATCGCTTTGATGGATTCCCTCGCCGGAAAAATTCTCATGCTTCACGTAGTAGGCAAGGACGCGATCAAAAATAGCCTGCTTGGTCGCCTCGTCGTCGTTGAATGTAACGCGCAAATTCGTGGTTTCGATGGTTTGCATCATTCCTCCTGTTGTCCCGCCCCAGCGGAGGCGGATAGCTGGTTATCTGCGCTCTGTGCTGTATGGGCGGCAGGGGTGGAAAACTGCTCAAGCATCGGCAGCAGCGTGTATTCCAAAAACTGACGCGCACGGATCACGTGTTCGTAGTTTGTGATGTAGTCCCTGGTCGGGCACTTCTCGCCCACGATGGCAGCGGATATGTGCGTCGAAGTCAGTTCTTCAATTACCTGCTTGGCGGTATCGATTGCTTCCGCAATTCCAGTCACTTCTCCAACCCGCGCTGTCTGCTCTGCCTGTACAGGATGGGCATTGGCTGCAATAGATTGATGACAAATGTGTTTGTCCGCCATTTCTGCTGGCTTTTGAGACGCAACGTTACTCGGCTCGGTATTGGCTGCGGAGAGCAAGGAGATGGCGCGATCTATCGCTGCAAGATCGTCATCGCTAGGACGAGGCTTGCGCCCTCCGAATCCTTCAAACATGCCTTCTGCGCGATTTTGCAGTTCTACGTACTTACGGCCTGTTGTTAGCGCATCCAGTAGTGCTGCCTGTGTTGGGTTAGTCATGGCTTGGCTCCTTTTTCTTAATTGCTCGAAGCGTTGCAACGGAAAAGAAAAGCGAAACTGCTAGCGATGGAATCATCCGCCAATCGCGAGTCGCAATGCTATGCGCGCCAAGAACAAGGACGCCGACTATGCAAACCCACATGAGAAACTTCAATGCTGGAGTCTTCATTCCCCCTCCCTTTGAGTAGAGGCGGCAATAGCGGCGTCCCATGCAGCATTGAAGAACCCTTCGGTGCCAATTGCGCCGCCTATATAGCTCTTGTATGCCTTGGTGAGCGCTTCCTGCTTTGCTTGCGCAATCTCGTGCTCATTCAGCATAGTCGGCTGCTCTACAGGTGCTTGCTGTAGTGCTGCGTCGATAGCTGCAATAGCCTCCAATGCGGTGTCTGGAACGTCGTAGAGCAAACGGCGCTGAACCAAGTCCTTCAGGTGTTCGTCGGATGTCTCGGCCAGCGCTTCGGTGAGACCATCGATCTGCACAGCTTTAAAACAGCCGCAAATATGCTCTAGCGTCTCTCGCGCCATGCGCAGCGCATCGTGTTGTGTAGTCATATTAGTAAGGCAGGAACCGCCAAAAATGGTTGAGAATCAAGATAGCGATGATCAAGACACTAATCACTTCCCAAGGTCGTCTCACGATTGCTCCTTCCCCGCCATTGCGCGGTCGATAGCTGCGCGTGGCGTATCAAACCAGTCGCTTTGTGCTTCGCCTGAATCAGGCCAATGGAGGCGGTAGCGCGTACCTGACTGCAAGGTTAGGTTTTCGATCTGGCAACCCTCTTCAACCAGATAATCCAGACGTTCCGCATCCTTCCCGCCAGCGGCTTCTTTGATTGCCTGGCATTCATCTATGAAGGTCATAAATCGTTCTGCATCTGACTCGCGTAGCGTGAAGCTGACAGGCGGCAATCCGTCTTCAAGATCAAAGTTCATTACTGGCATTTCGCATCTCCTTTGTCGGCTTCCGGCGCGGGTTCGGGGCGCTTGAGTTCAAGGATGGCTTTCTCGGCTTCTTTCGCAAACTGTGCAGCGGGGGAGTTCTCGTGTAAGAATGACCCGTTTTTTATGCGCTTTGCCGCCGCCTCAATCGCCGCATTCCACTCGCTCGGCTGCTGCGCATTTACCACTTCAGCAAGCAACTCGCATGCTTCCTCTGCCTTGAGTGCGCGTCGCATCCAGTCATGTATTGTTTGTTCCGGCTGCTGCGCTGCTGGTGCTGAGATGCGGGAACACAGCATTTCATGTACAGAGAATCCGGGTTTTATGCTTCTTGCCTGCTCAGATGCTTTTTCCCTTGCCTCCTCCTCTGTTTCTGCATCACTGATGATGTGCAGGGTGAACGTATAGCCATGAATCCCGATGCTTGACTGGTTCAACTGGCATGCGACGGCAAACGTCGGACGTTCGCTTACTGCTGGCGCTGCTGGTGCTGAGAGAGCGCCTGTCTCAAGTTTCTTGATGCGGTCATACACCCACGCTATCCCGTCACACAGACTACCTGTCGTGCCAATCTCTACGCCGCGTTCCGCCCGCTCTTTTTGGAACTGCTCCATGAGGTCGCAGGCATACATATATGCATCGGCCTCGATATTCTCCGGCTGTGCTGGCGCTGCTGGCTGGGAGAGTAGAGCGCGGGCAAGCTGATAAGCAAAGTCGCTGGCTAGTTCATCTTGAATGTAGCGCGTGAACGTGCGATCCATGAAATGCTCCAGCATGTATCGGATCAGGTAGTTCCGCGCCGAAGTTGTGTCCGCGATTCGCTCATCACTCACTGCCACCACAGGCTGAGATGATGGGAACTCTGCGCCTTGATAAAATGCCATCAGCGTCAGTGCGCCATTCTCAACCCCTGGCAACCCACTACGGGCCGCTTTTTGCAGCCAGCCGTAGACCTCTGCTATGTCATCTACAGGCTGAGAGCGGGCAAGCAGGGCACGGGCGAAGCCGATCAGCCCTTCAGCCTTAAACTCGTACTTCTGGCCCCCACCAACATCGAAGGCAATCGCCATCTTCTTGATTTCCGCATCCGTTAGCGGCGCTGTCTGTTCGGAATCTACATGTTGGGGCGTTCTTGCAAACACCTCTTTTTGGACGAGTTCGGCGAACACATACAGCTTTTCAAGTTGGCTTCCATCTGGATGTAACGTGGAGACGCCAGCGGTTTGCATCAGCACATCGACGACACGCTCTGGGAGCGGCGACGGCACTGCCTGTGTTACTTGCTGGAGGGCGGCTTTCTTTTGGCGCATTCCAAGCTCGTAACCGGAGCTATGCGCCTTCAGCACATCAACAACCGAATATTCCTTATCCGTCGCTGTCTGTGCTGGTTGGAGGGCGGCGATGTCGGATCGCAGAGATTCCCGAATCTCCTGCATAACGTCATCGTCTATGCCGTCGAATATTCCTCGCCGGTCGGCCAGATTTTCCATTACCGCATCAACGATCCGCTCATCCACTTCGCCAGATACCGGCTGTTCGGCGGTATCGCTTTTGCATTCGCAGAGCGGCACCCACTCGTAGCCATTGATTAGCGGGGCTGTCGGCTTGGCGCGCATTGGCGTTACATCTGACAAGCTCCCGTTGGGGCTGCGAGCGGCCCATGCCTCCGGCGGCGCTTGCTTGGCTGCGAGTAGTTCAATAAACCGCTCGAAGAAAGCGGCATTTGCTTCTGGCATTGGGTGTCCGGCTTCTTTCGCCAGCCGCAGCACTTCGTCTTTATCTGTGGTCATAAATACCCTCACTTTTTCGTTTCAGCAGCCCGCTGTATCGCCCTGCAAAATGATTCCCAGCGCCCAAGGTGCAGAACCATAATGTGGCCGGTGCGGTAGTGCCTGTACCAGCCAATGAACGATTTGAGCTTGTGCATTTAGTTGCCTGTCAGAAAGGAATATCGTCATCCATGTCGCTGAAGTTCGGCGCTGGCTTGCTCCCGCCTTTGGCATTTCGGTAGTCTTCGCCAGACGCTTGGCGCGGCGCCGGGGCGCTTCCATGATCGTCATCACTTGGATTGGCGTTGCCGCCTTGTTTCCCGCCTAACATTTGCATGGTGTCCGCGATGATCTCGGTCGTGTAGCGCTCGGTACCATCCTTATCCGTCCATTTACGCGTCTGCAAACGGCCCTCGACGTAGACCTGCGAACCTTTTTTCAGGTACTGGCCGGCAATCTCCGCTAACTTGCGGTAAAAGGTGATGCGATGCCATTCCGTCAATTCCTTCTTCTCGCCAGTCGCTTTGTCTTTCCAGCTTTCAGTAGTTGCAACTGTGATATTGGTGACGGCCTCGCCATTCGGCATGTAGCGCGTCTCCGGGTCCCGCCCGAGGTTGCCGACGATGATGACTTTGTTGACTGATGCCATGACTAATCCTTAGTAATTAACTTGAATCGCAGGCACCTTGCCGGATGCGATTAGGGTGATGCACTGGATTCCGCATTCTTCGCTGATGCCGCCAGCGATAAGTGCGGCAAGCGCGGCTCGGTTAATCTTTTTCTTGTGAGCGGTGTTCGCTTCGCGCTTAGCCTGGGCCTCTGCTTCTGCTCTCGCCTGTGCAGCAACGCGGTCCTTCTCGTCTTGAATGGCGCGCTGCTTGTCCGCTTCTGCTTTGGCGGCAGCTTCTTTCGCGTCGTCAATAGCCTTTCGTTCCGTCTGGATGCGGCTGATCTCCGCACGTTCTATCTGGAGTTTCAGCTCAAGTTCCTTGCGCTCGGCGTCTTCGCGCTGCTGATTGGCCTTGGCTTCGGCGGCGGCAATCGCTTGCGCTGCTTTCTGTGCTTCGGCGGCTGCGCGTTGCTCGGCTTCAACACGGGCCTTTTCAGCAGCAGCGGCTGCAATGGCGGCATCACGGTCGGCTTGTGCGCGGGCTTCGGCTTCGGCGCGGAGGCGAGCCAGCTCGGCGGCTTCGGCCTCGCGCTTCTCGTAAGCAGCCAAATCAGTACGCAGTTGAGCAAGCGCGGCATCCTTTGCCTTGGAGGCTGGCACCGCAAATTCTTGCCATGAGTCGTCAATCGCAATGCCTTCAATCTTGGCGATTTCGTCCTTCACAGACTGCACGGTGTCATCGATAGATAAGTGCCCAGCGAAAGCAAGGAGTCGCAATTCCAGTGCGGCAATTCTGTCTTTCTCGCGCTGCTCAATCTCGTCGAGTTTTGCCTGGTGCACGACAATCATTGCCTCGATGCGGGCATTGATGGCGCGACCAATGCGCAATGATTCCTCTTTTGCTTCCTTGCGAGTGCGCTCCAAGGCTCCTTTGGTTAGCCGCAGCGTATTCACGTGGCTGCGCGCTTCTTTGTTGCCCTTCTTGCTTTCGTAATCGAAGGCGAGGGCGGCATTGTCTTTTTCGAGTTGCGCAAGTTGCGCGTAAAAAGGCTGGTATTCAGCAACGGCGCTTTTTGGTGCGTCTAAAAGTTCGGTTGTCATGCCGCCTCCCTCATTGAAAACAGTGCGCGGTAGGTTTCGACGCGACGGTCAAATGCAAGAAGCTGCTCGACCATTGCATCAATGAAGTTGTCATCTCGCTCAATCCGCTTGATGAACAGATCCTTATCGACTGGGGCAAGATCCGGAACGTACATGATGAAGTCCAGCCACTTGCGTCCAGTCAGCCACATGCCGCCCTGAATCTGGTGGATATACTCGGAGACGTCGCCTGTCTTCCACATCTGGGCGATCTTGAAGCCATCGATAGGGCACTTGATCTCGATTAGTCCGTCATCGCCAACGAAGCCATCTGTGCTGTAGCCGAACTTGCGATCATCGGTCAGGACAATCCCTGATTCGGCCGCCAGCATCTCGGTCTTTGCTTCGTACCCCATACGTGCTTTCGGCTCCAAGTCGTGGCCGCGGGCAAGAATGGCGGCCCTCGGCGGGATGCCGTAGGGTTTGCCGCTGACACGTTCGATTGCCTTGTCACAGGCGTAGCGATCGGATGCGTCGGTCGGGTCGCCGGCCTTCTTGCTGCCAGAGGTGCGGGTCAGCTTGGAGATTGCGACCTCGTATTCCGAAGCGGTAATCACGCCTGCGCGTGCTTCGAACCATTGGGGCGTGCCTTGTTGGCATTCGATCATGATCATTGCTTGCCTCCTGCCGCACGAGCATTCAGGCGAGCGAAAACGCCTTCCAGCTTGTTGATGTTGTCCTTGGTTGCCTTGGAGAGTGAACCCCATGCTGAGTTGAAGGCTTCGGTGCCTTCGTCAGCGGCGGCTTCGAGGTCTGCGATCAGGCCTTCCAGTTCCGGCGGAATGGCGACAGGACTCTCCGGTGCGGATGCAGATTTGAATTCCGCTCCCTTGGCGGTTACGGCAGCCTTGAAAGCATTGGACGCAGCCACATCCTTGGCGGCGTTAATTTCTTTTACGCCAGCCTTCCAGACCGCGGAGAGTTCTTCCGCATTGGTGGCCTTGTTTGCTTCACCGACCCACTTCAGCGCAAGATGGGTGAGGACGGGTTCGCCGCCCTTACTTTCATGGTCACGCAGTTCTTCCGGCAGGTCTTCGATGTCCTGCGTGAAAATGTCAGATGCGGCTGTCACATTGAGCGTCATCGCGATCATGGCGCGCTTGCAGGCCATCTTCAGTACTGTATTGGCAAGGTCTGCGGCTTCGGTGCGGACCTGCGTTTTCTTCTCTACGTTGCCTTTGTATTTCGCGAACTTGAGGCGGCGCATGTGTTCTGGCGTCAGGTCGAATTCCTCAGTGCATACAGCGCCGCGCCATTTGTACTTTTCCTCGCCTGACGAGCACTCGCCAACGCCTTCGCCAAGCACGATGCCAGTTGTTTGGTGCCTACCTACGCAGGTCACGCGATAACGGGCGATGTCTGCGGTGGAAAGATCTTCAATCTTGTATTCCTGCGCCACGCGGAAAGTCACGCATAACACTTCTGCACCCGGCTTGTACAAGGTTGGTTTTGGCGTACCGGGGATGGTGCCGTAGTGGGTATCCCTCTTCATGATGCCCTGCATAACCTCTTGAACCAGGTTCACGCGCTGGCGAATCTCGACAGCTGAGAATCGATGCGTCTCTCCTGCTACAATCCCGGCGCTTTCACGGCGCGGCATTTCAATAACGTCATTCATTACTTTCTCCCTTTCAATCTCTTAACCACCCGCCGCCACACCCTCAACAGCCGCCCAACTCGGCAAGTAGGCAAGCGGGTCATCACATCCGCGCTAGTTGGCTGATCCTTGATGCAAGCCTGACTTGCCGCTCGTGCTCGTGCCTCTCTTCGGCCCGCAATTGCTTCTGCTGCATTTGGAGTACTTCAACGTTGCGCGTTGACTGCTTTCTCTGTCGATCCAGCCACCAAATTAGTGGGCGTTTTACGGACATGAGCAATAGAGCGGGCAGGGTGATTTGGGTTGATTGGTTCATTGTTTTCTCCGGTTTTATTTACGTGGCCGATGCCTCAAACTGCCGACATCAACCTCCCCATCGAGGCAAAAAGTAGGGCGGCTGGAATGATCATTCTTGATCGCATTCACGCTCGGCTTGAACTGGAGCGCTCAGTGGCCCAAGTTGGAACCAATCTGGTTTTTGCCCGCCGACATCCCCCGTATAGCAATCTTTGCGCTCTTCGTTCCCATCCTTGAATTGGATTTCCAAGGTGGGCGTTGCCCAGAAGGAGCTATCGATCCCGCCGATCTGCAAACCGTCGGCGTCAAAATCCTTGGTAAATTCGCCGTTTTTAAAAACGGTTTCCGAAGTCCAGAACCAGTCTTCGTGCATTCCCATCGATGCGCTCTCAATTCGATCGCGATGCATCTCGATGTATTCCTTTGCGCTTTTGAAGTCGTAAGTCGCCATGCTTCTCTCCCTATTTGGTTGCTGGTGGCCGGCACCACATCCTTAATCCCGGCAGGTCAGAAATCGCCAACACAGAAGCGGGCCGGGCACCAATCCGGCATGGCACTGTCAAGACGTGCCCCACTAGTCGGCCGCATGATTCCGGTAGCGGCCAAGCTGATTTCTTCCCCGGTTTATCGTCCCGGCATATTTCCGGCTTTGCGTGCTCTGCGTAACAACCTTCCACACCGCCGCTTCTGTGTTGCCCCTGCTCTTACCCGGCAAGGGCTTTAGGTGTCGGTGGCCGGTGCTGACTTCTTCCGGCTTGCCGTGCAGTCCGAACAACGGTACCGGCTCGTTACACTGCTCTTTCTCATAGCGCATCAGCATTGCGCTTTCACCAACAGGGAGGGCGACTGTATTGGCCCCGTGCGATGCCATCTTTCCGCATCCGGTTTGCGTTCCGACCATCGAAGCCGGTGCCGCAAGTCGCCCTTCCTGTTAGCCGCCACGTTTCGTGGGCGAGACGGCGCAGCTAGTTAATCTGCGCACCAAGGGAGACTCGGTTAGTTACCCGGCCCGAAGTCTTCGGGTGTCATAGCGTCAACAATTACTTCGGCGCGTTCCTCGGCGATGCGTTGTGCTGCTGCGTTGTATTCCTTGAGGACAAGACCGATTAGCCGCTCACCATCGCCAAGCAAAGCCGCCCTGATTTGATCGGCCATCGCTTCGTCAGCAAGACGGCAAAGAATTCCGTCTGCAACTTCAAGTGCATCTGAATCATTGGTAAGCACAGTCAATTGCAAGCCTTCGGCTATGCTCTTTGCTCGCGTATCAATCAGAGCCTGACGGTCGTCCGCGCTGTGGAATGCCTTACGAAATAGGCGCTCTGCTACTAGTTGGGCGTTGATCATTTGGATGCTCCCTGAATCGCTTCCCGCGCCATCGCAGCCATATCCAGCGCTGTTAATGTCGCGTCGTACGCTATGCGCTCTAGAGTCGCCATCGCTGTGTCTCGTGCGATGACGCTGCACTCTTCGCCGACTGGCAACGGCGTTGATGTATGTTTCGCACTCATGCTGCACCTGCTTTGGTGAGAGCAGCGCATTCAGTTATTAATAATCCCTTGATGACTTTCTCTTTAGCGGATTGGGCCTGCCGTTCGGCGAATACTTGCTTATTGATGTCATTGATTTCGTCGAATACTTTTTGCGCCAAGTGCTTGCGGATGAATGAGCCTTCTTCGGTTTCGCCCGTGGCAATTTCGATGAGTTTTTGATCGCGACGGAGAACGGCTAATCCGGCTTCCTCAAACGAAACACCGTTAAGCATGGCCGGCATCATTCGCAACAGAAATTGCGCCGCCGCCTCGATGTCTTTCTGCGTTGCTGTATGTCTCGCTTCCATCCCAATCCCCTTATGTCTTCGCTGACCAGCGGCGTTGTGTTGCGGTATGGACTTAACTATACGCGAATGAATAGATATGTCAATACGTGAATGGATAGAAATATGCGAAAATATCCCCAGCCCGATCTGGGCGAAGAAATCCCGGACTAACCGGGATCTTTAAGGCAGTTAAGGCAGGGAGTCTCGAAGGGGTATTCTTGGAGATGTGATGCTGAACAGTATTGGCGAAATGCCGCTGGTTAAGATTTATAGTTTAGACGGCCATATGTGGACGGTCTGGCCGGATGGGAGGATTGATGGGTTCCCTCCCGGCGTTTTTGTAATCAACCATGCGCAGGAGATCGATTGCCGGCTCAGGAATGAGGTGTGCATTGATGTCAGCTAAATAACAATAGCCCGCAAGCCGGTTGGCTATGCGGGCCATTTAATGGGTGTAAATGGGCGTAAAAAACCGGCTCATGGCCGGTTGGTAGGGGGGCGGAAAAGAAAAACCCGCCGGAGCGGGTTGGGAATCTTTGAGCGGATGTATCTGGCTTATAGGGCCGTCGAAGCCAATTTCTTTTTAATGCTCCACCAATCACATGTGTCGGTGTGACGAGGAATGCAATAAACTGGCTCGTCGCAGCCGTACTTTTTTGCGCACCGCTTTTCTTTCAATGCGCCGCCAACCAGCTTGTCAATAATCGATTTGTGAAGTAGTGGGACAGACATGGTGGCATCCACTCGGGCCAAGACAGGATCGGCTTCTGAGATTTGGCGGAATATATCGCCAGCCTTTGTCAGGTCATCCTGGCGCTCGAAGTTATTCAATGCTCCGTCACGACCACGAACGCGGCTCACCGCCAAGTCAGATGGCAAGTCCATCCAGAACGCAACATCGGGGACGACAACCTCATGCCGAATACGGGCCTCTATTTCCTTATAGTCACCAACTAGAATGCCCTGATAGGCAATCGTTGAGTAAAAGTAACGATCCAGAATAACAATACTTCCAGACTCTAGCGCCGGGATGATTTTGTTGTTTAGATGGTCTTGTCTGTCATGGATGAATGCCTCCAGCTCTTCTGCAAATGGCATGCGCCCATTTAAAGCAGATTCTCTGAGCTTCTTTCCCCACTGTCCGTCCGTTGGCTCTTTGGAAACGATGACATTTTCGCCGATGGCGGTAAGGGCGTCTTCAAGCAAACGGACCTGAGTGGTCTTGCCAGCACCGTCGATTCCGTCAAAGACAATTAAAATGCCGGGATATGTATTCATGCCCGCGAGTATAACAAAACTGGTTTGCAGTAACGAAAAAAAGCCACCCGAAGGTGGCTATCGCTGGCTCTAAAGAAGGTCGCACCAATTAGGGACACCTCATTGAGCTGAGCGTTTTTTGGGGGCACTAGGCGGCTTGTTTTAGCGCTAGGGTTTTACTCTGCGAGCACAAGGCGTCTATAACGATACTCTTCCCGACTTTTTGGGCAGCCTCGTGAATGCAATTTTTGATAATCCTATCAAAAGATTCTGGATTGACATCCCGTACTGATGCCAATGTGGTGTGGTGAGTGGTTTTCATCTTTTCTCCTATGTTGCAGAAATCACAAGCCAGCGGCCTTCAATTTTTGTGGAGTAGTCTCCACTAATTTGGGCGGAAAGTCGTTCTTTAAGGGCGATCAGCAATTTCATTAAGCTGTCATTTCGACCATATAGTTTCACGACCCTAGCCATATGTCGTCCTGTTAGCCCAATAGTTCCAATTGTGGCTATCGCATAGATGTCTAATACCTGCAGAAGTTTCTCAGGGTTTGCGTCAACTTGTTCTGGTGCAAATTCAGGCGAAAATTTAACGCTCAGCATTTTTAGCCACCCTCTGTCTGCGCCGACTCGTTGATGGTAAACAATATCAACGACAGCAACTGCAGCCGAATTTCCCTCTAGAAATATACCATACGCAAAAGAATCTCCATTTGCGTTTCCATAATTGGAGTGATTCTCGGCCCAATCCAATACCATTTCATAATCAAGCGCGGGCATATCCAAATCCTCTGCGGCTTGTATCCAGGCTTCTCGCGTAGCGGCAAGTGATTCAATGGTGAATTGTTTGAGATTACCCATTAATAAATTTGCCTTTTTATTTAAAAAATCATCGTAAAAATTGCAAGCCCAGTACTGTACTTTATTATTAATATTGTGGCTTACCAAAATTTGGTTTATTCGCAGAAACTTAATCCCGTTTTGCGTCCGCCATTAAACCCCAATCCTCTCTTTACGACATCCCATGTTCATGGGGCCTTATTCTTGCGGGGATTTTGTCGACAGGCGGAGAGAGGCGGTAATAAGCTACGCGAGCCAGCCGAAGCCTTTTGCCATCAGGCCGGCAAGGCCAAGGGCAACAGCAATAATCGCTCCGAACAGGATACGGAAGTCAGTTTTGAGGTCTTGGCGCAGCTCACGAGCATCGACCTTCAGCTCTGCAATGTCACGCTGAATGTATTCGGTGGTTGATTCTAATTTTGCTACGCGAGCTTCCATATTCCCATCTTCTGGCTGCCCTCCAGTCGGAGGCGTTTCATCACCAGAATAGGGGGCGCGTGTGCGTATGTCAATCCGCAGCGGCGCAGGGCTACACAACCGGGATGTATTCAATGCCGTTCTGAATGAGGGGAATGGCGCTATGAGTAGGTTAGGGCGAACGATCTATTTCTTTATGTGTTGCGACGCGACGGAGTGTCGCTTGAGTCCCGTCGATCTCCAAAGAAATCTTGTAGGAGTGATTAGAGAACACATCAATGGTATAAACTTTTGGATTTGATGAGTAATCGACGCAATGAAGTCGTCGAGAAGTGGGCACTGGTACTTTGTACAAATCTTCGATGGCAGCCTTGGCTGCTTTCAATATATCAGGAGGGAGCCCTTTCAGTTCCCGCTCAAAACGCTTCGTTGGTTTCGTTGCTTTAATTGTTGGGACGAACGGAGGCAATCACACACCCAGCGCGGCAAATAAATCATCAGAAGATGTGTAGGGCCCGCCTGGCAGTGGCTCGTCAAAGTCCGCGTCGTGCTCACCAATAGCCCAGCACAGAGAATTGATGGCATTATGCAGATCCGCTGCGGCGTTTAGCATGTCATAGTACGCCTCAACAACGCCATCATCTTCGCATAATTCTTCGGACCGCTTGGCGGACTCGCATTTTCTTACGAATTTTGCGTGTACCGAGCCGAGCAGATCTCTTGTCTCTTCAAGAGACTTGACGATTGATCCATCCTCATCAATAACCTTTGCATAGCCCCTGACTCGAACAATCTCGCCACGGACAGTATTGGTATGGTAAGACATCTGCTCCTTGATCAGATCAAGGACGGCAATCGTTTTGTCGATTGCCTCGAGTAGATCAAGGTCACGCGCAGTAGCGCCGACGATGCGGTTCAGCGCACGAAATTTACTCGCTTCGTGAGTGTTCATATCAACTCGGCTCATGATGATTCCCCCATGGAAATACTCTAGTTCTTTTCGTGGAGTTTAGCAAACTTTTGCTATTGACAGGCTTCTTTATTTCGCGTAAGGGAATGCGGTTTATCAAAAATCTCCACTCTTGGTTAGTGGCTTGATCTTTGTGTTTTGTTCCATGCTGCCCATTCCAATGGCGACAATGCAATTGCAAAAATGCATTACACCTTAGACCCACCAAGGCGGCATCCCATATCTATGGGGCTGAATCGATTCGTGCCAGACGCAAGTTAATTCCGTCAGCAATATGCGCCATGCTTTCGACAAAGCAAGCGTGCGTGCCTTTCGCACTTCTTAAGCGCCTCTTGTCCATTACGGACATGTAGCAAACACTTAGTGCGGCCAACTTCTTCAGGGATGGATCTGCATTGATCAAGTGCCGCTACGTATTCCCAGCGTCTTTCAATTTGCATTTCAAGTACAACATGTTGCTCAACCCAGAAGTCCTTCGGGGCATATTTTTCTCTGAGGGCGCTTAGTAAGCCATCTGGCTCGCAGCGCACCAATTCAATCCGCAGTTGGAAGTCTTTTGCTTGCGCCGATGATTGACTCAATAGCGCAAGCAGCCAGAAGGCTTTTGCAATTGCCTTCATCATTGGTCAATGACAGTGGTAACCACCGGTCGAGTGATCTCGATGGCAACCGTTTCTATCCGTTCCGCCAGAATGTGCAAAAGAAGCAGTGCTTGTAACAAGTGCCATTGCCAGTACTGTTGCGATTAGTTTTTTCATTTGTCTTTCCTTTTCTTATGCAAGATGGCGTGTCGTTATGTCACGTCTAAAATTGCATAAAAGGAATTACACCGCAAACCTCATACATCCGCATCCCATATTTATGGGGCCATCAGAGCTTCCCGGGCTTGACCATCTTGCTTGCGAGCTTGCTAAGGATGTTCAATAATCGGCCAGCAGCGGTAAGCCCAGATACTGGATCGTCTCGATATGTGCCGGTTGCTCCGATTCCATGCTCAAAGTCGGTCAGGCGCAGGGCAAAGAGCATTCCTGTTACTTCGCCTCGTTCGGCCTTTTCAATGATTTCCCTGCAAACTGCGATCGTGTCTTTGTTCTGGTATTCAACGATTGTGATTGCGTTGCTTGGCGGCGTCTTCTTCGGCATGATGGGTTTCTCCTGAATCGGTTAGCTTTTTGTTTAATGCCTTTACCGCATCTTGGATTGCCCCGCCGTCTTCTTGTTCGCCGCCAATGCGGATGAATATACGTTCGCGGCCCCAGCGCCGGATTAGCTCGTCGATCAGCTCGCCGTCGCTGAATGCGCCCAGTTCGTGACGAGTCTTAAGACTTTCCTCAAGGCGCTCCACGATTTCTGCGTTGAGTGACCATTTTGGCTTTCCTGCCGCTGCTTCTTCCAGTTTAGACCTCAGATTTGGCTGCATGCGCAAGCCGAATGGAGCAATGTTTTTATATTTCATCCCCCGGAAATTAACCGCATATCCGGAACAAATGTGGCTACATAGGTGTAACTATATCTGGAATCATCAGTCAAATTGCTGGTCGTGGTCGTAGTTAAAATACGCGCCCATTAAGGCGAGTGATTTCTGCGAGGAATAGGTTTATACTGTGCATACATACAGCACTCTTCTGATCCCCGCAGACCTTCGGCCAGAACCTCAGAAGTTACATTTCTTAACTGAAATTTTCATGGCAGCCACAAATTAGAGGCGTAGCCTTATCAGACAAAGCGGTGGAGGCAATATGCAAAAGCAGCAAGACGAAGCATTGCTGGAGGCATTTCACTTAATGAATGCGGATGAACAGCAGTTCTTCTTGGAGATGGCGCAAGTACATACCGAAGGCCGAATTTCCAAAAAACCGGTATTAACGTTAGTTTTGTGTAGTTCGACCGCGCCTGTTGGCAACTCGCTTAGCCGCGGCCTTGGCTGAACTCATCAGAATTCCGCGTTCTGTTGGAGTCATGCTTTTGTATGCGTTGATTAACTCAATTATTTCTTCGGCTGTCACGTTCGCATCGTTTGCTGCTTCTGCTTGATGGAAGCGCTCTTCTTTGTTGGGCGCTCCAATCCCGACGCCCCCTTCGTTTAGCGACTCAAAAGAGATATTTAGCGCTTTCGCTAATTTTTTGACCGTCTCTGTTTCTGGCCCTTTTTTCCCGCCGCCCTTGAGTATCCGACTAATAGTCGCTTGAGGTACGCCAGACCTACGCGCCAGTTCGCTCTGCGACTCAATTTTCGCAGCCTTCATTGCCCTGTCTAGTCGGTCGCCAATAGTCATGCGCGAACTATACATCTGCGTATATGGCGACGCAAAAATCGACTCATTCGCGTATTGCATTATCTATCCATTCGTGTATAGTTGGATCATGGACAAGGACATTTGCACCCTTCTAAAAGAAATCAAAGTCGAGAGCGGCTGGAGTGAGACGCATATTGCCCGCGAGATAGGCACGTCTCAGCCGACTGTAAATCGCATCCTTAATGGGCAGCTTGATTGCCAAGGAAGCACTTTGCTCTCCATTGTTAATGTGCATAAGCGAATTTGCATCGCCTCCGTTGCAAAAGTAAATGCGGCATCAAAGAAACGACGCTCCACCGATAAACAAGAGTAGCTCCAGGGTTCGCCGCTGGCTTCGGCTGGCGGTTTTTTTTGGCTTGAATTTGAGTTTTTGAGATTTATCAATCGAGTTTCCAGGCAAAAAGTGTGTTTGTTTTTCAAGAATCAATTGCCGTTAAGACAGTTTCTCTTTTTTTAACCAGACCGGGTAGCCAAATAAATTGAATACGTCCACCAAATTACAGGTTGTCGATCTCGATAAAAATCCTCCGGCTGATGTTGAGGTTAGAGAGTCGGATATTTCGTTCTCCAGAGAGCCGATGCATATCGACATCCCGCTAGAAAAGATCCGCGCCTGCAATACGCCGGGCGATGCATTCAAGCTGGCCTGCTGGGCGTCTGGGTTGGACGACAAGGAAATCTACTCAGAAGTGGGTATTGATGCGGGTTATTTCACAAACATAAAAAAGAATGCCGCGACCCTAAAGGCGGACAAAGAGGCTTTGTTCTGCAAGGTCGTTGGCAACCGTATCTATCCAGAGTGGCGCGCGGCACAACTTGGCTGCTCGATGGTGTCGGTTGATCGATACGAAGATCTATTGGCAATCGAAGCCGCCGCAAAAAAACTAAAGATTGAAAACGAGTTGCTGCTGTCGGTCCTCGGTCAGCGCGTGAGGTCGGCATGAAAAGCGTAGCGCTGATAGTTGTGCTGACAGCCTGGGGCGCTATGTGCGCCATTGCGGTCGCGGCTAGTTTATAGGAGCGGTGCCATGAAGCGGAACGTCGCCCAAAGTTCTCTCGATGCTTATTTTGGAGGTGTGAAGCAGGTCATCGCGCCGAATCAGAAGAATGTAATTCGCGCCGCCATGTGTGTCGGCGTGAAGTACACCAGAGCAGAACTTGGGCGCATTTGCGGGTATAGCCAGACGTCGGCTGGTCGCGCAATTGGCGAGCTAATTAAAGATGAAATTGTTGTGGAAGTTGGCCGCAAGGTTTGCGATGTGAATAAAACCAACGTTGGCGCGGTAACTCTTTCTTTGGCCGAGGCGACAAATCAGAACCTCCCCACTATTGCCAATACTGCGCCCATCCAGCAAGGGCTTTCTGATGCGCGTCAAGGGGGTGATAAGTGAGCACTCTTGTCATCAACAGCGACGAGTCCCTGCAACGCTTTTTTGGCATGTTGCGCGAGGATTTCGCCAAATACAAATATCTGCAAATGAACTGGAAGCGCGGCAAAGATCGCAGCGCAAAGCAGAATAGCCTTAGTCACGCATGGTACGCGCAAATGGCCCGCGAACTGCGGGAAGACGACGAGCTTGGATGGAAGTGCTACTGCAAGTTGCACCACGGCGTGCCGATCCTTCGCGCCGAAGATGCCGAGTTCCGCGAGACATACGACGGCGCAATCAAAGGCCTGACCTACGAACAGAAGCTAAAGGTCATGCGCCTATTCCCAGTCACGTCCTTAATGACCAAAGAGCAGCTATCCAAGTACGCAGAATCTGTGCAGATGGACTTTGCGCAGCGTGGCGTGCGTCTTGACTTTCCGGAGGCGAAGTGATCGATCGATACCTTGAGTTTATCAAATCAAAGCAGGCATCGTTCGTGCCTTCCGGCTTTGATTGCGGCGATCTTGGTGGTCATATGTTCGACTTCCAAAAGGCGATGGTGCAATGGGCGCTCAAGCGTGGGCGCGCCGCCTTATTCGCTGATACTGGCCTTGGTAAGACCATTATGGAATCGACATGGGCGCAGAAAGTCCATGAACACACAGGCGCCAATGTCCTGATCGTTGCGCCGCTGTGCGTTTCTCAACAGACAGTCGAAGAAGCAGCCAAGTTTGGCATCACAATCAAATATTGCCGCTCACAGGAGGAGGTTGAGCCGGGCATCACGATCACCAACTATGAAATGCTGGAAAAGTTCGATCTGGATTCGTTCATTGCTGTCGTGCTGGATGAGTCCTCGATCATCAAGAGCCATACCAGCAAGACACGCGACTTCATCATTTCCGCTTTCCGCGATACGCCCTACAAGCTTACCGCGACCGCAACACCTAGCCCGAACGACTTCATCGAACTGGGCAATCAGGCGCAATTTCTGGGCGTGATGAGCCAGCAGGAAATGCTCGCGACGTTCTTTACTCACGATGGCGGCGATACGTCGAAATGGCGCCTTAAAGGCCACGGCAAAACCAAATTCTGGGAATGGATGGCGACCTGGGCGATCTGCGTGCGCAGCCCGGCCGATCTTGGTTTTGACGGCTCGCGGTACATCCTGCCCCCGTTGAATGTGCGTGAACACGTTGTATCTGGCGGCGAGCTTCTTGATGGGCATCTGTTCGCTACGGTGGCGATGAGCTTGTCCGAGCGCCGCGAAGCCAAGCGCAAGAGTATGGCTGACCGCATTTGTCTGGCCGCCGACATCGCCAATGCGAACAATGAACCGTGCATCGTTTGGTGTCACTTGAACGACGAATCAGCTGCGCTCGCCAGGGAAATCAATGGCGCAGTTGAAGTAACCGGCTCCATGAAACCGACTGAGAAGGAAGAAATGATCATGGCATTCACGCACGGCGATGCCCGCGTGATCGTGACGAAGCCATCCATCGCCGGATTCGGCATGAACTGGCAGCACTGCCGCAACATGATCTTTGCCGGCATGGATGACTCGTTCGAATCCTATTACCAGGCAGTGCGCCGTTGCTATCGCTTCGGACAGAAACGCGAAGTCAACGTGCACATCATCACCGCCGAAACCGAGGGCGCAGTGAAGGCCAACATCGAACGCAAGCAAGCGCAATCGAATGAAATGGCCGCGCAGATGGTTGACCACATGCGTGAAATCACTTGGCGCCAGATCATTGGCGCATGCAGCAACACCGAGACATATATCGCCAGAGTTCCAATGACGGTTCCCGCCTGGCTTGTTCAAAACGTGGAGGCGGCATGAACGTCATCAATCAGGAAATCACCGACAAGTTCGCCCTGTATCACGCCGATTGCGTGGATACGGCGCGTGCCATTCCCGACAACTCGATCGACTTCAGTGTCTACTCGCCGCCGTTTGAGTCGCTGTATGTGTTTTCAAACTCAGAGCGAGACATGGGCAACAACGCCAGCTCAGAGGATTTTTGGGCGCACTACAATTTCCTGATTGCCGAGCATTTCCGCATCATGAAGCCTGGCCGCCTTATCGCGATCCATTGCATGAACCTGCCGACCTCGAAGGTGCGCGACGGGTATATCGGTATCAAGGACTTCCGCGGCGAAATCATTCGCGCGCACCAGAAGGCCGGGTTCATCTATCACTCCGAGGTTTGCATTTGGAAAGACCCGGTAGTCGCCATGCAGCGTACCAAGGCGCTAGGCCTGCTCTACAAACAACTCAAGAAAGACAGCGCCATGTCGCGGCAGGGTATTGCTGATTACCTGGTAGTCGTTCGCAAGCCGGGTGACAACCCCGATCCGGTTACAAAGACCGAAGACGGGTTCCGCGTTGATAAGTGGCAACAATACGCATCGCCGGTCTGGATGGACGTCAATCAAACCCGCACGCTGCAATATATGAGTGCCAGAGAAAGCGACGACGAGCGCCATATCTCACCGCTTCAGCTTGACGTGATTGAGCGCGCTATTGATCTGTGGACGAATCCGGATGATCTTGTTTATTCGCCGTTCGTCGGCATCGGATCGGAACTCTATACGGCATTAAAGATGGGGCGGCGAGGAGTCGGCTCAGAACTAAAGCGCAGCTACTTTGAAGTTGCTCGACGCAATCTGCTTGAGGCAAAAGCGGAGCAAGTCGACCTCTTCTCCGAGTTGGGCGCATGACCACCTCCACCCTAAAGCCGTCCAGAAAGCCGGCAATTTCTCCGAAGCCGAAGCTGCACAAGTGCCGTGTATGCCAAGAGAAATTCCAGAGATCTCGCTCCATACAGCCGACCTGCGGAAAGATCGCATGTCAGCTTGCGTACGGCAAACAGGTAGCTGCCAAGTCTGCCGAAAAGCGGATGAAGGAGAAAAAGCGGGCAGAGGTGGCTCAAATAAAAGCGCGTAAGGATGCGATCAAGACGCGCTCTGACCATGTGCGCGAGGCGCAAGAGGCATTCAATGCGTACCGGCGTGCAGTGGCAAAGCAAGCCGGGTACGACTGCATATCAAGCGGGAAGCCATTGGACTGGAATGGGAATGGCGTCGATGCGGGGCACTACAGGAGCATTGGTTCTGCGCCCCATCTTCGATTTGACGAGAGAAACGTCCATGCGCAATCGAAGCACGATAACCGATACCTGGCAGGTAATGCAGTGGATTACCGAATCGGCTTGATCAAGCGTATCGGGCTTGCGGAAGTCGAAGCGCTCGAAGCCGATCAAACCCCGCGTAAGTGGTCAATTGATGACCTAAAGGCAATCAAGGCTGAATACAAAGCCAAATTAAAGGCGCTGGCGATGGATAAGGGAGAGGCGTGATGCGGGATTACGCAAAGGTAAGCCCGAAGTTCTGGACGGGCGAGAGCGGCAAGAAGATGCGTGGTCAAGTCGAGGCGCAGATCGTCGCCATGTACCTGATGTCTTCGCCTCATTCGGACATGACAGGCGTCTATACCTGCCCAATGATTTATATCGCTTACGAAACTGGCCTGGGGATGGAAGGGGCTTCGAAGGGTCTTCAAAGGCTTATCGAGACTGATTTCTGCACCTATGAAGAGGTAAGCGAAACCGTATTCGTCCACGAAATGGCGAAATACCAGATTGGCGAAGAACTGAAGGTAAATGACAACCAAGTAAAAAGCGTCAAAAAGGCTTACGCGTCTATGAAAGGCGTGATTCGCGAGCGCTTTTTTGCCCGGTACCACATCTCTTTTCATTTGGAAGGAGTGAGCCCCTTCGAAGCCCCTTCTAAGCCCCTTCGAAGCCAAGAGCAAGAGCAGAAACAAGAGCAGAAGCAAGAGCAAGCCCAAGCAAGCGTGGGGGCTGTCACGGCTGCGCAGCTTTCCATCGCAATGCGAAAGGCCGGCGTCAACTCGCAACCTGCAGACCCACGCTTGATCGCTTTTGCCGAACAGGGGGTTAGCGTTGAAACCGTTGAGGCGGCTTGCTCCGAGGCAAAGAAATCGAAACCGAACGAATCCATCGGTGTGGGCTACGTTGCGAAGATTCTGGAGCGCTGGGCGCGGGAAGCATCCGAGCTGAAAGCCAAAGGCGCGGTGACACCGAAGCGAGAGCCTGCATGGTGGCTAACGCCGGAAACAAAACTGGCGAAGGCTATGGAGGTGGGAGTCGGTCCCGCGAATCTCGGCGAATCAAATCCGGCATGGGAGGCGCGCATACGAGCCGCCATCGACAACGGCGGAAAGCCTCCGGTGCATAAGCAATCGCCGCCCGTCACCGTCATGGCTGCCGAGCCTAAACGGATTGAAGTTGAGCTGTCAGCAGAAGAAAAGGCTCATCGCAGTCAGGCATTGAAAGCGGCTCTAAGTCGAGCCAGCGCATAACGGAGGAACCAAACATGACCAAAAACACAGCAGGCGACCCGGACAAGCTGATCGACGGGCTGATCGACCACTTGAGTCTGAAAAATGACGCGGCGCTGTCTCGCGCTTTGGATGTGGCGCCGCCCGTCATCAGCAAGATCCGCAACCGCAAGCTGCCGGTGGGGCCTTCGATCCTGGTGCGGATGCACGACGTTACCGGTCTGCCGATCAACGATCTGCGCAAGATGGCTGATCTACCTATACCGGCGCGGAAGGGGAACTGAAATGAACTCCAACCAGCGAGCAGAGCAGCGCAAATCCATGATCGTCGAAATCCTTGGCGCCAATGAAATGAGCCAAGACGCGATTGGCGAGCTTCTTGATGTTTCGAGGTCAACGGTTCGGAAGTACATCCTTGACCTGAAGGACGGCGGATTTATTTACGTCGCTCGATACACGGCATCCAAGCCTGGAAGCGATCTTGATACTGCGATGTACCGTGCGGGCGATCTTGAGGATGCCCCGATGCCGGAAAAAGTCAAAGTGTGGCACGAACGGTTTCTGGCGACGATACAGAAAAAACAAGATGCTGCGCCCAAGCCGCGCATCAATATTCACCGCCACTGGATGGATGTGGCTCTGTTTGGCGAGTACCAGCCATGTGCACCGACCTAAACACAGACATCTGCTGCCGATCCTGCCAACTGGCGGCGAATAGCCATGGATCGGCGGTTGATTACTGGTGTGTCGATTGCTGTGTACGGATGCTTTCGAGGCAAGTGACGGACGAAATGGTGGACGGACATCTTCGGAGCATCGAGCGGATTACAACGGAGAGGCCGGAGCATGCGGTGAAGGTGAAAGCAAAGTGGGGCGAGCTTGTGGCGAAACGGGAAATTAAGGGGAAATGATGATTGAAATAATAAAAACACTCGTGGTCCTGTTAGCTGCGGGCATATGCGCCGGATTGTGCGGATTCGCGATCGCATTTTGTCTGGCGGATCAAGTGGAGAGTGTGGATCAATGCCGGACGCTAAACGAAATGGTCAACCGCAAATGACCTGGCTAACCAATCCCGCCATCTTTCTATGGGCCGTCATCGTGCTATTTGCCCTATCTGCTGGCCGGTATGCATGGAATTTGGACTGGCCGAATGCGGGTTATTCCGCATGCGCTGCTCTGCTTAACGTATTTGTGGTGATGGGAGGGAAGTGAGATGACCGAAGAGCAAAAGATAAAGCTACTACTCCAGATCGTTGAGCAGCAGGGGCAGCTGATCGACATGAACTGGGCGATTGTGCGGATGCTGACGGAGCCCGGGAAAGATGACGACGATGGCGTATTGATCGCCACCATCCAATGAAGAACGACGCCCTAGAAGAAATGCTCGCCATCCTGACCGCAGGTGGACGGGTGACGAATCAGCCAAGTAGCGCACTGCCTCAGCGCTCATACGGCGATCCGGCAAATACGGTGGAATTCCCAGCCGAGAGGGAGCGGAGGAGGAAGGCGAAAGAGGCGCGGAAGTTGGGTCGGGTGACTTATAGAGGGAAGGGGAAGTAAATGGAACAGCTTTTCACGAATGCCACCGAGGCGCTTATCTTTGCCTTCCGGTTCTCATCACAGCAATATGCGCTGTCGCCAACGGCGAAGATGATGAAGACGGGTATTGTCGGCTCAGGAAAAGGTCTTGTCTCCTTGGATGGGGCTGGTCAAGCCGGCTTCATCCGAGGGGAGATCGACCGCATGCCGTCACTCCGCAGGTCCTGCATCATCGCCCGTTATTCGCTAAAGCACGAAGAATGCTCGTGCTGTGGCGGGGAGAAGATGCTGGACGAGTACAAGGAGGCTGTTGCGAATCTTTCTGAGTGGGCTACGCAGTGGATTACCGGTATGTCCGTTCGCACGATGCGGCACACCATCATTCGGGCATATTTTGAGCGCGGGGTGTCTATTAGGGAGGTTGCCGAACGCATCAATGTGCCGAAGTCCACCGCCTACGATCAAAAGAATTTAATTTGGGCGAAGTTGAAGCAGCTCGATTCGGAGGCGCAAAAAGAGGCATCTGACCGTCTGGATAAAATGTGCGGGTTTCAAGATGCTGCGTGAGAAACTTCTTGCGCCGGACAAATATGTCCGCTATAGTGCCATTTCATATACACGTCATTAGTGTGTCTAAAGCCTGCCGCCTGAAAAGGTCGCGGGCTTTTTGCATTGGAGGTCACCATGCAGCAGCCGACCAAGCAAGACGAGCGCAAGATCATGCAGCAATTGCAAAAGGAGCGCGAGACGCAAGACCGTAAAGACCCCCAGTGGATACGAGACTACTGGTCGCAGTCCACGCAGAGCGACAATGACCGCATCCGGCGGCATCTTGGCTTTGGTCTGCTGCACGGTAACGGATCATGACCTTTTGGCTGTGGTACTGGGTGATTGTTTGGTATCCGCCAGAGCCAGAGAAGAATTGAATCATCTGATAGCCGACTTACCACGGATGGGGCCATAGGGCAGTGGGTAGCAGGGGAGTGGCGAACCCCGAACGGATAAGTAGCCTTTCACCACATGGAAGTGCCTTATGTCGTGCAGCTAGCGGCAGGGGAAAAACATCAGCCGTAAAGCCAAACGGACGCCGGACGCTGTAACCGGCACGAATTCAGCACCAAGCCCGATACGGTTAGCCGGTCGGGCTTTTTATTTGGGGCCGGCATGTTTAATGTGAAAGCCATCTTTGGCCGCATGGCTAGATCGTGCTACGTCTCATGCTGGCTGAGCAGCTATCGGTGGTATCGAAAGCTCCATGGCGGACGATGGGAGCTGTGGTGGATTGGGCCGTGCGCAAGCGCCTTGTGGCTTGATATATGCGCAGAAATGCCGGACGACTACCGCCAACCATGCTCAGAAGGGCCGAGAATAGCCCGCGAAGACTGGTAATGACCGCATAGACGATTCATAAAGATTAATTAACAGTCTCCTCCCTCACATCTCCCAAGATGTGTTCGCCCGCACTGGTAACGGTAGCGGGCTTTTTATTTGCGGTACGCCAGAGCGCTCCAGTGGCGAATTACGGGCGCACTGCTCGACGAGCAAAGGCTTCACATGGACCTAGGGCCGTGAGGGAGCGCGGGCGGGCGGAAAATCAACTGAGGAAGAATATGAAAATCTGCATCCAGACGCAGGAAGACGGCACGTTCAGCGTGTACGACGAGGAAGTGGCCCCGCAGGGTGGCGAGGGTAATGTGAGTGGCGCCGAAACGCCTGCGCAGACCGCCGCAACCGCTGATGAGGCGCTTGAGATTGCGCGTGGCATGCTTGGTGGCGGTCAGGGGGGTGATGCGGAAGCCTTGTTCAAGGAGCCTGCGGCAGCAGTTCCAGCCGCCGATGCGATGCAAGCAGGATTCCGCAAGGGGCGCGGTGCGCCGGCGGGGTATTGATCGTGATCGACTCTCAAGCCGCAGCCCAAGCCTGCGAGAACATCGCCAAGCGTCTTGCTGCGTTGCCTGTTGAGGTGCTACGTGAAGCAAAGCGCCGTGCTGAGATTGAGGCGCATAACGCTGAGGTGGATCGGAAGAAGGCCGAGCGGGAGAAAGAAAAGCGCTCCCGCAAGATGGCGAAAAAGCGCGCGGAGAATGCCGCTCGTGCCGCCAAGGAGAATAAGTTCATTGCCTTCGCTCATCCATCGGCGGAGTTGGACCTGCGGGGCTGATCATGGCAACGAAGAAGAAGCCAGCGAAGAACCCCGAACTGTCGGAAGATGGGAACTGTGAGATCACGCGCGGCAAGAAAGCCGCTGCAGCCAAGATCAAGGAACTGGTAACCGGCGCCGGGAAGAAAGCGCCCGTCAAGAAGGTCAAGGCAGAAAAAGCGCTTGAGCCAAAGCCGCTCGGGCGCCCAGCAATGTTCAGCCAGGCGCTTGCCGACACTATTTGCGAGCGAATCTCGGATGGCGAAAGCCTCCGGTCTATTTGCTCGGAAGAAATAATGCCGAATAAGGCCACTGTATTCCGGTGGCTGGCTTCGGACAAAGAGTTTAGCGACCAATACGCGCGCGCAAAGGAAGAGCAGGCGGAGACGCTGGCCGATGAGATTATCGAAATTGCGGACGATGGCCGGAACGACACGTATATCGATCATGAATCTGGCGTCGTCAAGACAGATCACGACGTTATTGCCCGCTCCAGGCTGCGCGTCGAGGCCCGCAAGTGGGTGGCCGCTAAGCTAAAGCCGAAGAAATACGGTGACAGGACGACGATTGCAGGGGATGCGGAGAGCCCGCTGGCGGTCTTGACCATGGACCAGATCGCCGCGAACCCGAACAGCCGTCTCAAAGTGAAGTGATTGAGGTCGTTGACTGCCTCGGGGATTGGCGCTGGAGGTTAGCCAATCTCTATTACATCGTTGACGAGTTCGGCAAAAAGGTAAAGTTCAGCCCAAACGCCGAGCAGCTTGATCTGCTGTCGCACCTGCATTTCCTGAACTTGGTTTTGAAGGCGCGGCAGCTTGGTTTTACGACACTGATCGACCTTGTTGGCCTGGATCAGACGATTTTTACGCCGGACTTCTCGGCCGCGATCATCGCGCATGGCTTGAACGAGGCCGGGAAGATCTTCCGGAATAAGGTCAAGTACCCGTGGGATAAGCTGCCGGACGGCGTCAAGGCGTTGAATCCACCGGTGAACCAGACAGCATCGGAGTTTGTGTTCTCGAATGGATCGTCTATCTCGGTGAGCACATCGGCGCGGTCAGGCACGTTGCAGTTCCTGCACATTTCAGAGTACGGGAAGATATGCCGGCGCTTCCCGGATAAGGCGAATGAGATTAAAACCGGCTCTCTGCCGGCGGTGCATGCGGGTGGCCTGATATTCATTGAGTCGACCGCAGAGGGAACTGGCGGCCACTTCTATGAGATGGTCAAAGAGGCCGAAAAGCGCGGCGTGCGGCCGCCGAATGATATGGAGTTCAAGCTCCATTTCTATCCGTGGTGGCGCAAAGAGTCGTACCGAATGGACCCTGATGGCGTGATCATCGAGCCGGAAGTCATCGAATACTTCAACGAGCTTGAAGAAAAGGGGATTTACGTCGATGACGCCCAGGTCGCTTGGTATGCCGCAAAGAAGCGTCTTCTAAAGGAAGACATGAAGCAGGAATATCCATCAACGCCGGAAGAGGCGTTCGAGGCGGCGATGCAGGAAAAATACTTTGCTGAACAGATGGCGGCGGCGCGGAAGCAGGACAGGATCAAGCCGATCCCGATCCTCACGAACAAGCGCGTCAATCTGTATTTCGACTTGGGGCGCGATACGACAGCGGTTTGGTTTCATCAGTACTCTGCGCTAGAGCATCGCATGATCGACTACCTGCAGGACTCAGGCAAAACGCTGGACTTCTATGCGCGTGAGATTCAGAAGCGCGGATACCTTCTCGGGAACATCTACTTGCCGCACGATGCTGAAGATCAGAGCGTTGTGACAACCATCACAGCAGAGGCGGAGATTAGGCGCCTGTTCCCGGGCGTGAAGGTCCGGGTTGTACCGCGCATCCCGCAGAAGATGATGGCGATCAATGCTGCGCGGTCCCGTATCGCCGAATGCTATTTCCATGAAGTGCAGTGCGCAAAGGGCATTGAATGCCTGGACAACTACCGCAAGAAGTGGAACGAGACGATCGGAAACTGGAGCGATGAGCCGGTGCATGACCAGGCATCACACGGCGCTGACGCATACATGCAATTCGCGCAAGGGTGGGAGCCGTCGCACGAATTAGCGGATCGTCCTAAAGCTCCACGCATCGCCGGGTTCACTCCTTCCGATAGCGGGATGGGGTATTGAGCGTAGAATAAAGGCTCGATTGGGAGGGTGATTATGACTTATTACTATGCTAGAACGCCCCTTTTAAAGGACGGGAAAATCGTTGCGTTGTGGGATGTGCCGTCACAAAGCTATGTCCCATTTTCCGGCATTGTTGCTCATCTTGAATACTTAGCCGAACAGGATCAGCGGAACGCTGAGATGCGCGCGGCGTTGGATGCTGTTGCGCCACTAAATACAATCATTGCCTCGCCTGTGATGCGTGGTGATGAAGAAAAGCCCATCGACATCATGGCCGTGACGCGGGGGATGTGCAAATGAGTTGGCTTAGATTCCATACGCCGCCAAGGCACTGGTTGCGCGGCGCCACTCTTACATCATTGTCGCCTCGCGGCAAATGGCTATATGAGCAATCACTCGCGCGGTATAACGCTTCACCGATGGGCGTAGAGATGGCTGCAACCGGGCGCGCTGTGATAGCTGCCGGCGAAATTGGAAAAATTGAGTCGTTTCGCTTCATAGTGACGCAACCGTAACAAGCGCAAACCAAACAACTTAGAACCGCCTTCGGGCGGTTTTTGCATTTCAGAGCCTCGCAATCGCGGGGCTTTTTCATTTTAAGGACGCGACATGCGCATCAGTGAATCCTACGCCTCATCTGCCGCAGATACGGATGGCTACGCGAACGACGTAACAGCAAGTTCAGGCACCGCATTCACGTTGGCGGCGGACGAAACACCTGATTCGGTGGCGCACAAGATCATCATCACGCCGAGCGGTTCTGTTACTGGCAACTACGGCATTAGCGGCAAGGATGCTAACGGCGCGACCATTAGCGAAACGCTGGCGACAAACACCACAAATGCCGTCACGTCAGTCAACTATTACATGTCAGACATTGTGGTTACTGCGCCGTCCGGTCTTGGCGCCGAGACTGTGGACATCGGCTGGACTGCTGCTGCTGTGACGCCAGCGATCAATATCACGCCCTACTTGAAGCAAGGCTATTTCGCCATGGGCATTGCAGTTGAGGCGACCGGAACACCGGCCTATTCGCTCCAGCAGTCCTACGGCGGCGAATGGTTCAACCATGCCAGCATCGCAACCAAGACGGCCAGCGCTGATGGCTCGTTGTCATTCCCAGTTTCCGCAGTTCGCCTGATCTTTACTGCGGCTTCGACCGTGGTGATGAATCTGGTTCTACCTGGTTGACGCGCGCAATGAAAAAACGAGATCAGGCAGCCATTGCTGAAGAGGCGCGTATTGCGCGTTTGGAGGCGTTTGCTCAAGCTCTTGTCGCCAAACGCAAAGAGGCGATCGATGGTCGCGCTGCGTCTGGCATAGAGACTATCTGGCGCGAGGACGAGGAGTTCTACGAGGGCATCGACGATGTAAATCGCGCAGAGGTAATGAGTAAGGCGACGACGCTCAATAGCGGTCTGACGAGCACACGTACGCCCAACTCGACCAAGAGCAATGTTTTCGTCAACATCACGCAGCCGTATGTGGATATGGCCAGCGCGCGTGTTGCGGACATGCTTCTGCCGACGGATGACATGCCGTTCAGCCTGGACCCGACGCCGATGCCTGACATCGTCTCCGCGACCAAAGACATGACGACGATGGTCGGCCCTCCGGGGGCGATGAAGCCTGCGGCCATTCTGGCCAAGCAGATGATCGCCGAGGCAAAAGAGAGGGCGAAGAAGGCTGAGACGCATATTTGGGACTGGCTGGTCGAGTCGCAATGGCATAGCGAGGTTCGCCAAGTGATTGAGGACGCGGCACGTATCGGCACCGGCATTCTTAAAGGCCCGTTCCCTGTCAAGGTTCGCAACAAGGCAATGAATCGTCTTGAGGATGGCACGGTCGAGATGACGATCGTCGAGAAGACGCGGCCAGCTTGCAAGCGCATTGACCCACGCAAGTTCTATCCTGATCCAGGATGCGGCCGGTCCATTCATAACGGCTCATTCGTGTGGGAAGAGGATGACATCACAGCCCGTCAAATCCGCGAACTCAAAGGAACGATGCATAGCGATGGTACGCCGCTGTATATCGACTCCCAGATTGATGAGGTTTTAAGGGAAGGCCCGCAAAAGACTTATCTCGAAGCAGGCAGCGTGAAGTCTGACAACGATGTCTTCAAGATTTGGTACTACCACGGCATTGCAGGCGCTGAAGATTTGCGCGCGGCGGGTTGTGAGTGTGAAGACGATAAGACCCTGCCTGTCATGGTCACAATGATCAATGACCGCGTGATCAAGGCAAAGCTGAGCGCGCTTGATTCCGGCGAGTTTCCGTATGACGTGTTTGTTTGGCAGCGCAAGGCAAATTCTTGGACCGGCAAGGGCGTCTCCCGTCAGATTCGCACCCCGCAACGCATGATCAATGCAGCAACGCGGAACATGATGGATAACGCAGGTTTGTCTTCTGGTCCGCAAATTCTGGTTGATCAGTCAATGATCGAGCCTGCCGACGGCAATTGGGAGATCACGCCGCGCAAGATTTGGCTGCGCGTTGAGAGCGAGACTAGCGGCCAGAAAATGTCCGACGCCATCCACAGCGTGGAGATCAAGTCTCTCCAGCAGGATCTGATGAACGTGATTACCTACGCCATGGAGTTGGCGGAAAAGGTCACGAACATGCCGCTGCTGATGCAGGGCCAGCAGGAGCCGAACGCTGAAACTCTGGGCGGCACCCAGATCAGGAACAACAACGCATCCGTCGTGCTGCGCCGCACCGCCAAGATTTTCGACGATGACATCACTGTGCCGAAGATCAATCGCTACTACGAGTGGCTGATGCTGTATGGCGAAGACCCTGAAGAAAAAGGTGATTTCGTCATTGTCGCCAAGGGATCGACGGCTCTGTTCGAGCGAGATGCACAAAATCAGGCCATCTTGCAGATGGGTGCCCTGATTAAAGACCCGACGTTCAAGATCAACCCAGAGAAATGGATCGTTGAGGCATTCCGTGCTCAGCGTTTGGACCCGTCCCGCTTTCAGTACACGGAAGAAGAGTGGGAGGATGTTCAAGCCAAGATGGCAGAGCAAGGCCCGCCAGCAGATCCACGTATCGAATCCACCAAGATTAAAGCCGAAGTCGATAAGTACAAGACCGACAAGATGGCCGAGGTCACGCTTGAAAAGGCGCGCCTGGATACAGACCGTGACACCGTTTATGTGCAGGCCGAGCAGGAGCGCACACAGTCTATGCACGAAGCCAAGATGGTTGAGTTGGCGCAGCGTGAGCGTCTAGCCATGCTTGAGTATGCCAACCGCGAAAAGATTAGTCTCGAGCAGGTCAAGGCCAAGCTGGCTGGCGACGCAATGAAACTGCGAGTGCAGAAGGAGTTGGCCATGACGCCGCCTGCTGGCGCGCCGCAGATTGCAACGCCGCCGACGGAGCCGGCTGGGCGCGCACCTAATGGACAGGCATTTCAGCGATGAAGCTGACTGACGCTGAGAAGGTTTCGCCGCTCTGGCTGAAGATCAAGTCGCACCTAGAAGAGCGCATAGAGATACACCGCGCATCCAACGACAAGACACAAGAGGCTGACGCAACAGAGAAGTTGCGAGGCCGCATAGCCGAACTGAAGGATCTGCTGAGGCTGGAGAAAGAGCGTCCGCAGATCAGCCAAGAATAGAAATTCGTTGGCGCCGGCAACGGCCCCAACACAAGAGACAAGCGACGGTACGCCGCCCCTTGTCATGTGAGAGCCGCCCTTGAGGCGGTTTTTTGTTTTGGAGAGCAGCTTTGGAAAACACAGAAAGCCAGGAGAACCAGCAGGAACAACAAGTTCATGAATCGATGATGGCCGGCTTCAACAAGGTGCGTGGTGATGAGCCTCCCGCCGAAGACCCGCCTAAGCAAGTCGAAGTCACTGAACAAGCGCAATCAGAAGCTGCAACGGAACCCGTCAAGGAAGAAGAAGCCAATGCCGACGTCGTCAACACGTCAACAGAGGCATCGGAAGCCAAGACAGCCGAACCAGCTGCAGCAGATGAAGACCCGATCGTTCCAGGAATCGGCCTTAAAGCATCCGAAGTAAAGAACCTTCTTTCGAGGGCGGCCAGTTTTGACCCGGCGGCAATCGAGGAAAGGTTGAGCAGCAAGATGTTCGGCAAGTTCGGGCAGTTTCAGCGCGAAATCAATCAGCTGAAGTCCTCGCCAGCCGGGCAGCCCTTGAAGCTCACGACGGAGAAGCTGAAAAGACTGCATGCCGAATACCCGGAAATGGCGGCGATTCTTGCTGAGGACTTGAGCGAAGTGCTCACGGCCCCCGCAGGGACGTTTACCCAGGAACAGGTCGACCAGATGGTGGCGAAAAAGGTATCGGAGAAATCCACCGAAACCGAACTCAAGCTGCTGACTATTGCGCATCCCGACTGGTACGAAAACAGGCGTTCGCCTGATTTCAATGTTTGGCTTTCCACCCTGCCTGCTGACATCAGTGAGCGGGTGCAGACAAGCGAGGACTCCGCATTCCTCACTCAGGCATTCCACGGTTTTAAAGCCTGGAAAAACGCAGCGCAGGAAGCAAGGCGCGCTGCCGAAGAAGCCGCTGCCGCAAAACAAAAGAACGAAAAGCGATTGGAGGGAAGCATCACGCCGAAGGGTGTGACTGTCGCCGCTCCGCCACTACCAACAGCATCAAGCGCCATGCAGGCCGGATTCAAGAAGGTCCGCGGGCCTTAAATCTAAGGAATCACCATGACTACGCAAGCCTATTCCACCCAGGCGGGTCGGATCAATGAAGTCAAGGGCGAGATGATCGCTCACGCGCTGCCGCACGAAGTTCTTTCGCTTGGCTGCACCATGAAGCCAATGCCGAAAAAGCAGGGCGACAACATCACTTATCGTCGCGTCCTGCCGTACGGTGCCACCACCACCAACGCCAACACGATTAACCGCTGGTCGCTGACCGCCGCGGCGCACGTCGTTACAGAGGGCGTTACGCCTGCAGCTGAGGGTATCACTTACCACGATGTGGCGGTGCAGATCCAGCAGTACGGCTGCCTATACAGCTACACCGACAAGGCCGCACTCCTGTACGAAGACGACATCCCGCAGGATGAGAAAGAGCAGTGCGGCGAACGCATGGGCATGGTCCGCGAGATGATCCGCTTCGGCGCAATGAAGGCCTGCTCCAATGTCTATTACGCCGGCGGCACGACCCGCTCCACCGTGGATGAGCCTGTCAGCCTGCCTCTGCTGCGTCATATCGCCAAAAACTTGGCGCTGAATGGCGCGAAGATGAAGAACAAGATCCTCTCTGCGAGCCCCGAATACGACACCAGCGCGATCGAGGCGGGGTACTTGGTGTTCGCTTCGTCCAACTGCGAACCGGACATCCGCGATCTACCAAACTTCGTTCCGGTAGCGAAGTATGGCGATCGCAAGCCGATCAACGAGCATGAGCTTGGTTCGTGCGAGCGCTTCCGCTTCATCGTGTCGAAGGAGTTGACAGCCTACGCCGATGCTGGTGCAGCAGTTGGATCAACCGGACTCGAATCAACGTCCGGGAGCAACATCGACGTCTACCCGATGATCGTTGTCGGTGCGGATGGGGCGTTTGACATCGCTCTGCGTGGCGAAAGCGCCCTGAGGGTGGTCCATATCTCGCACGACAAAGAAGACAAGGCCGACCCGCTGTGCCAGCGCGGCTATGTGGGCGCAACGTTCTGGTCCGCTGTTCTGGTCGCCAACCCCGGCTGGATGGCTGTCGCTGAAGTCGGTACCACCAACACCGCTCCTGCCTAATCAATAAGGCCGCACTGAGTGGCGGCCACTCCTTAAGGAATCATCATGGAAAAGAATGCGCTTTACGGGCAGAACTGCTGCCTGTCGTCTGGGCTATTGACGGCCACTGGAGCGGAAACGGTGTACGACACGACCGTCACCATCGATTACGTGCTGGATGGCGTTATCGCCAGCAAGACCGCAATCACCGATGGCGTTACGCCGACCACGGATTACGTGACCGGCAACGCAATCACTCTGACAGCAAGTAAGGCCCGTATTGTTGTTTGGGGCTTGATCTCGGGCGGCACGGTCAAAGTGATTGCTGGTGACATCGTTGACTGGGACGGCGTGGCGTTCAATGTCCCGCCTCCGATGCCAACAGTGCCGGATACGTTTGTTCCGTTCGCAACGCAGATGCTGAAAGCTAGCTCGGCTGCGGGAACGATCACGTTCGGATCTTCGAACTGGAACGCCACCGGTTTCACCAATTCGATCAAGAACGTGGCTTGGCTGCCGGCGCGCACCCGCACCGCTTAAGCAGGATAAATCCCATTCAAATAACGGCCCTTCGGGGCCGTTTCTATTTCAGGAAACCATCATGCTATTACGCAAACTTACGACTGCGATTGTCGAAAAGACGCTGACTTTCGCCAAAGGTGCCGTCCTCAGGGTAACAAACTCCGACGGCACACTGAGCACCATCAACCTGACAGAGCTAGGCGTCCTCGACGGACTAACAGCCAGCGCCGCAGAGCTGAACATCCTCGACGGCGTTACTGCCACTGCAGCGGAACTCAACATGGCGGCGGACAGCTCAGCCAACGTGGAAGTCGTCGCTGCAACCAATGTCATCACCGCGGCGGAAAGCGGCAAGACTTTCTTCCTGAACTCAGCAACAGAGTTCGTTTCCACGCTCCCCGTTGCCGCTGCCGGTCTGCGCTACACGTTCATTGTGTCTGGCGCGCCGTCCGGTGCCAGCTATACGGTTGTCACTGATTCCAGCGCAAACGTCATCATAGGCTTGCAAAACAGCGCAGCCGGCGACGCCGGAGACACTGGAACCGCAGACGATACCATCTCATTTGTCGATGGCCAGGCAGTTGCTGGTGACCGCGTTGATGTGATTAGCGACGGCACAAGCTGGTTTGCCTACGCTCGCAGCAAAGTAGCAGCCGGCATCACATTCACTCAAGCATCGGCGTAATAGCCAAAAAACAAGGGCCTCTTCGGAGGCCTTTTTCTTTTTAGGAGAAGACTATGCCAAGAGGCGTACCCAATACACAGCGAGTTCCCAACGTTGCCCCGACCAAGACTTTTGAGCCGATGGAGCAGCAAATTGGTCAGGACGCTCCGCGCGTCATGAAAAGCACCGGCCCGGCAAGAGAAGCGCTGGAGGATGCTTACATCCAGGTCGTAGATCGCCCTCTCGATCAGGAGAAATTGGCGATGATGGCCTTCATGGAAGAGCCTGTCACCGTCCATATTCACAGCGTCAGCGACCCGAAAGAAGCACAGATTTTCCCGATCGGGAATAACGGGCAGACTGAAATTTTCAAGCGCGGCGAAACCAAGACCGTCAAGCGCAAGTTCGTCGACATCCTCGCATCGCGCAAGATCACGACCTACACCCAAGAGCGGCGCCAGAATGCACAAGGCATCTTCGAGGACGTGCAGATCCCGCATTCCTCGTTGATCTATCCGTTCAGCGTGGTCCGTGACGCCCATCCTCGTGGTGCGGACTGGCTCCGGGCAGTATTGGCCCAGCCCTAAGCATGTCCACCTTCTTGGAGTTGTGCCAGGACTTCCGAGAGGAGGCTGGCATCACAGGCAGCGGGCCGGTTTCCGTCATCGGGCAGACTGGGGAAATGAAGCGGGTCGTCAACTGGATTTTGAAGGCATACAAGGACATCCAGAACAAGCATAGGAATTGGGATTTTCTGCGCGAAAATTTCTCGTTTGAGACTATCGCGAGTACGTCCACCTACCTTCCGACGGCTGTCTCTCTCGACGAGCTGGCCACTTGGAAGCAGGACACTTTCCGCATCTACCGGACAGCTACTGGCGTAGCGGATGAGCAATGGCTTCGGTGCTGGCGCTGGGACGAGTTGCGCGATGCCTATTTGATCGGGCCTAGTCGCAGCCAAACAGGTCGCCCAACTGAGTTTGCGATCAAGCCGGACAAATCGGTGGTGTTCTGGCCGGCGCCAGATGCCGTCTATACGGTGACCGGAGAGTATTTCCAGCGTGCGCAAACCATGACCGCGAACGCGGATGAGCCTCTTTTGCCGGAGCAGTTCCACGACATCATCAAATGGCGGGCCATGATGTACTACGGAGCCTATGAGGGGGCAGCGGAAGTTTACGCAAATGGCAAATCCGAGTACGCAAGGATGATGTTCGAGATGCGTCTCGATCAGCTTCCGGGAATCACGCTGGGAGGCGCACTTGCGTAATCTGCCGAATGTGGATGTCCGCACTGACTATGCAAAACTGGTCGGCGGCTTAGACCTGGTATCTCCCGCGTTGTCGGTACGCCCCGGTTTTGCGCTGGATGCCGTCAACTATGAGCCTGGTGTTTTTGGCGGGTATAAGCGGATTGATGGGTACGAGCGATTCGATGGGCGGACGTCGCCATCGACCGGGACGTATTACTACACCACCTATACCCCGACAACGACTGCGCCGGCTGTAGGAGACACCTTGACGCAAGGAGCGGTAACGGCTGTTGTCGCTTATGTCGCTGATGGTGCGCTAGCTCTTACGAAGGTTGCGGGCGGGACGCTTGCATCAGGGGCGTACACGGGGAGCGGCGGCGGGACGTTCGGCATGACGCCGCTTGCTCGCGGCTTCGCGGATGGGTACACGGATGCTGTTGCGCTGAATGCTGCGGCGGACATTTACCGCGCCGATATTGCGGCAGTGCCTGGAAGTGGCTCCGTCCTCGGTGCTTGGATGTACGACGGTACTGTCTATGCATTCCGCAACAATGCCGGCGCTACTGCGGCTGTCATGCACAAATCAACCGCTTCAGGATGGTCCGCCGTTTCGCTTGGTCGAGAACTGGCTTTCACCTCTGGTGGCGCGACCGAGATCGTCGAGGGGAATACGATTACCGGCGCGACATCAGGGGCAACGGCGGTGATTACGCGCGTGGTGCGGCAAAGTGGCAGCTGGGCAGCAGGGAATGCGGCAGGGCGTTTTATCTTCGCGTCGCAGACAGGGACATTCCAGGCTGAAGACCTGAACGTTGGCGCCACGCTGAATCTGGCAACCATTGCCGGGAACAGCAGCGCAATTACGCTTCTGCCAAGCGGACGATATGAGTTCGTCAATCACAACTTTACTGGGCATACCGACACCTTCCGGATGTATGGCTGCGATGGTGTGAACCGCGCATTCGAATTTGACGGGACGGTATTTGTACCCATTGCCACAGGGATGGTAGAGGACAAGCCTTCTTATATTGCCGCCCATAAGAAAAAGCTCTTTCTATCATTTCGCGGATCCTTGCAAAACTCCAGCGACGGCGACCCATATGAATGGTCTGCCATCACAGGCGCAAGCGAGATTGGCGCAGGAGAAGACATCACCGGCTTGCTGGTCCAGCCGGGTGAGGTCCTGGCGATCTTCACGCGCAACAGCATCAAGCAGTTGCTCGGTTCAACGATTGATAACTTCGACCTGCAAGAGTTGGCGCCGGAAGTCGGGGCGATCGGCCATACGGTGCAAAACATTGGCGTGGCGTACTGCTTCGACGACAGAGGTATTAACCAGATCACGCGCACTCAAGCGTACGGCAATTTTAACCACGGCACGGTCAGCCGTTTGGCGCAGCCCGTCATAGACTCGCTTCGCAGCAAGGTTGTTGCCTCAACTGTGTATCGCGCTCGCAATCAGTACCGGCTTTATGCGAATGACGGCACCGGCGTAATTATGACCGTCGAAGGAAGCAAGATCGTCGGCATCACAAAGCTCGAATATCCGGTCAATGTCACTTGCGCATGCAATGGAGAAGACGCGACGGGCAAGGATGTCGTGTTCTTCGGCGATGACGACGGCTTTGTGTATCAGGCTGACAAAGGATCGAGTTTCGACGGAGAAGAGATCGAGGCCTATATCCGCCCTGTTTTCAATCATTCCGGATCGCCGCGTATTCGCAAGCGTTATCGAAAAGCCGTCTTGGAGATGAGCGCAGAAGCCTATTCGTCCATCCGAGTTCAACCTGAATTCACTTATGGCGACGCTGACGCAGCTTCGCATATCACGCAAACCGAAACGATCCAAGGTGCGGGCGGATATTGGGATGTGGACAACTGGGAGAGCTTCTTCTATGACGCCCGCGTTGTCGCAGCTCCCGAATTCAGCATCGCCGGCACCGGCACAAATCTATCCCTGATTTTTTATTCGAAGAGTGACATTGACCTTGGACATACGCTTCAAGGGGTGTTGCTGCAATTTACGCCAAGAAGGTTGTCACGATGACGAATGCTTATTACACCAGCCCTACCGACATTTCAGCAGGTACGAAAGCACGGTCCGTCGATATTAACACCCTTGATTCGTCAGTTGATGCGGCATTCGACAAACTGCCGACCGAAACAAATATCAAGCAAGGGAAGGTTAACTATGCGGTGACAGGCGGCTCCGCCAATGCTTACACTATTTCTCTACCGCACGCGCCGGCAAGTTACGCCGACGGCCTGCTGGTAGATGCGTACATCCATGCCACAAATGGAAGTGGCGGATCGACGGTCAACGTCAATGGATTGGGCGTAAAGAGTATCAAGCTTCAGAACGGCGACGACCCAGCCGCTGGAGACTTGCAGAAATTCGTGTCTATGAGGTACAGCACGACGACGGGGTTTTTTCATGCCCAAGGCAGCGCATCTACTGCCGCCGCAAGCGCATCAGCAAGCGCGGCTGCTGCGGCAGCAGCATCTTCTGCGGCAGCAGCAAGCGAATCTACAGCATCAGCCGCAGCCCAGTCGGCGTCAGAATCTGCGGCATTGGCATCTGGGTACACCGTGCCTTTTAGTGATGCTAATCCCCTAGTCAAAGGAAGCGCGGACGACACCAAGCGCTGGCGGGTAGAGGTTGACGGCTTTACAGCGGGACAGACTCGTGTTGGAACACCGCCAGATGCCGATTTCAACATGGCCGGCACGAACTTGAAGCAGGAGTTTTCCAAACCTCAGCGCCCGAGCCTGTCCACCGAAACCGCCCCATCGTCCAACGCGGTCACCTGGGACCTGACAACGGATAGCGTCTTTCGCATAAATCTAAATGCAAACATCACGACGTTCAACTTAACAGGCACGCTAGCCGATCTTGCTGGCTACCAGTTCCAGACAATCGTGCGCTACAACGGCGGCACGGCGGTAACGTGGAACGCAAACATGAAGCTGCCCGGCACGGTGACTCTGACGGGCACCAGCGGAAAGGTTGACATCTTCAATTGGGTAGTTGCTAGCGCCAACGGTACCGACTACTACCTGCTCTGCACCGGCTACAGCCAGAATTTGGGGTGACCGCATGTTTCCATTACAAGGCGGGGCTCCGCGTCAGACAACGTACATTGAAGATGTGTTCAGCGCTTACACGTATGGGGGAAACACATCTACACAAGCAATAACCAACGGCGTTGACCTATCTACGCATGGCGGTTTGGTTTGGACGAAAGAGCGTGGTGCTTCATATACGCATTATCTTGCAGATACTGCACGCGGAACGGGTCAGTATTTAAAGACACCTACCACGGATGCGAATCAAGCAAGTGCCGACCGCATAACGGCATTCAATACGACAGGCTATTCATTGGGAGCAAATCTTGCTCTAAACGAGAACGGTAAAAATTACATCTCGTGGACCTCCCGCAATGCTGCAAATTTCTTCACCCATAACACTGTTAGCCATACAAACGGGGTAGCGACAAACATCGACCTATCGAGTCTTGGCGTAGTCGGTGCGGCTCAAGTAAAGATTACGGGAACGACAGGGGACTGGTATTACTGGCACCGCAGTCTTACCGCTGGCAATAACCTGCGGCTAAATACGACAGCAGCACAGAGTACAACAAACGCATATTTGTCTGTATCGGGTACAACGCTGACGATTTCGGCATCAGCTCCAAGTGGCACATATGTGTATCACGCAAGGGCACATGACGATAGTGAGAACGGGCTGATTTATTGCGGGAGTTTTACAACAGACGGTAGCGGGAATGCGACGGTAACAACTGGGTGGGAAGCCCAGTACTTGGAGATTAAGTGCATATCTAGCGTACCTTCTGAACCGAACTGGCAAATTTATGATTCGATGCGTGGGCTTACAGCGGCAGGTTCACTAGATGCATTTTTATACGCAAACACGTCGACAACAGGAGGCACGGGATCGCGCATTGGGCTATCAGCAACAGGTTTTACTGCGGCCCTAGATAACTCGCAAACCTATATCTTCATCGCCATCCGTCGCGGCCCTATGCGTCCACCTACTAGCGGGACGCAGGTTTATAACGCAGTTGCAAGGACAGGTACGGGGGCTGCTGCTACGGTGACAGGGGCGGGGTTCCCGCCCGACTTGACACTATTTAAGGCTCGGTCGCAGACATATGCACAGCGCACACATGACCGCCTGCGTGGGGCCAGTGCAAATCTATCAGCTGCCACAACGTCTGCCGAAAACTCAGACACATCAACTACGACAGCGTTTGGAATGGATGGGGTGTCCCTTGGAGCAAGTGCTGGGGTGAATGAGAATTCAACCACGTATATTAACCATTTCTTCCGCCGCTACCCCGGCGTGTTTGATCAGGTTTGTTATACGGGAGATGGCGTAGCAGGAAGGCAGATCCCTCATAACCTCACAGTCTCTCCAGAGCTAATCATCGTTAAAAAACGAAACAGTTCAACCGATTCACTCTGGCCCGTATATAACCCAAGAACTGTGGCAACAAATCAAGTTCTGTACTTGGAACAAAACTCAGCGCTGACAAGCAATGCATCTGTGTTATTTGGGAACGGGACAAGTGTGGTTTCGCCAACAGAGAACGTATTTACAGTCGGTGCGTTTACTTACGTAAACAATACATCCGACACATACGTTGCCTACCTTTTCGCCACTCTCGCAGGTATTTCTAAAGTAGGAAGCTATACAGGCACTGGAACAACAAATCAAATCGATTGTGGTTTTGCTGCCGGCGCTAGGTTTGTCCTGATTAAACGTACAGACAGCACAGGTGACTGGTATTTATGGGACAGCGTGCGGGGAATCGTCGCGGGCAACGACCCATACCTGCTACTGAACTCTTCAGCTGCAGAGAATACCAGCACGGATTACATTGACCCGTACGCGCCGGGGTTCGAACTGTCTTCTTCCGCCCCGGCAGCGCTCAATGCCAGCGGTGGAACTTACGTATTTTTAGCATTCGCATAAGGAACAAACATGGAAATCAGACTCAGAGAAAACGGCGCCGTCATATCGGATCAACAATTCAGGGCGATGTACCCAAATGTGACTTTTTCATCCGTGCTCACGCACGAGGTTCTAAACGACTTTGGCGCCGATCCGGTTTTGCCATCACCGCCACCGATGGCGCAGCCGAATCAAATCCCCATCCGCAATGGCGCGACACAGGATGTCAATGGCAATTGGGTATGGGCGTGGGCTCTTCAGGCCATCCCGCAGGCTCAGCTAGACGCATCATTGGCGGCGGCAAAGACTGCAAAAAACACCCAGATTAATCAATGGCGAGAGCAGGCCAATGGTTCCACATTCCCCTATGGCGGAAAGCATATAGCCTGCGACCGGCTGTCTAAAGACGACATTATGGGAACGGCGCTGCATGCCCTTCTCTTCAACGCTTTTCCTGATGACTTCCCGGGAGCGTGGAAGGCCACCGACAATAGTTATCTACCCATGCCGGATATAGCCACATTCAAGGCCATGTTCAGCGCGATGACAAATCAAGGCAGCCTTAATTTCGCCTATTCCCAGCAATTGAAAACGCAATTGGCCAACGCTGCAACTCTGGCAGCCGTAAATGAAATCGTCTGGTAATCATTTCGTGACCTTAATGCAGTAACTAAATGGGAGTCCGCCATGCCGTTACAAGCCGCCTTTTACAAAGCCACCCGCCCCGGTATCCCTGGAATTTACAACCGGCTGGTGCGAGCGTGGGAGCCGGGAGAATATAGCCACTGCGAGTTGATTTTTTCGGATGGGCTGGCGGCGTCTGCATCGTTCATGGATGGCGGGGTACGTTTCAAACGGATCGATTTCGACCCGAGGCATTGGGACATCATCGACTTGGGATGGGCAGATGAAGATTATGCGCGTCAATGGTTCGCAGATCACGAGCATGCGCCATATGACGTAATCGGACAGGTGCATTTTGTGATCAGTCCGGTGCGCGGCAGTAAGCGCGGTTACTGGTGCTCTGAGGCGATGGCGGCCGCACTGCGGTTGAAAGATCCATGGAGGTACGGGCCAAATTTATTACACGCTGTCCTAAGCAGTACATCACTCAACCCCGCTTCGGCGGGTTTTTTATTGCCCGGTTGAGTAGCAAAAAGCAAACAATAAGAATCAACAACAACACCCGCCAATGAGCGGGTTTTCTTTTTTAAGGGGTAACACATGGCAGAACCGGCGAGCTCAACGGTGGGCATTGCAATTGCGGCGGGAACCATCACGCTGACGGGGTCAATTTTAGGTGTGCATTACGACGCACTTACTGCAGGCCTATTTGGCGGACTGGTGGCCTTGTCCTATTTGCCGTCAATGTCTGCGGCGCGTATCGCCGGCAGCGTTGCCACATCATCACTGCTGGCGGGATTCTTCGCGCCAGTGATAGCGGCGGCGGCGCTGAATTATTTCCCATGGCTGGTCGGCATGGGCGACTACATGCGCATCGCTGCTGCTGCGGCGTTAGGCATTAGTGCGCAGGCCATTATCCCGTCCGTCTTAAGCTGGATCCGCATGAAAGGCGGCGCGCAATGATACTTGCTATCAATCTGATCGCAGCAGCGATCATCCTAATCTATGGACTGGCCGCGATAAACAAAATGGGGTGGCGTACATGTTACGGGATGCGCGCTGCGTGGCTGGTCCTGACAACCGGTGCACTTGGGGTCCTGATTTCCCCGATCTATGGACACCAGTATTTTGGCTTGTGGGAGACGGCTCTGAACGTGGGAATTGCGCTGCATGTTGTATTTGAGCGCAGGCGCTCTCGTGACGAGAGGAGGGCGATATGACTCGCGACCAACTGCTGGCGATCATGCCCTACGCAAAAACACGTGTAGATATGTTTCTGCCGCACCTGAATGCAGCAATGGCCGAATTTGAGATCAATACGCCGGCGCGACAGGCGGCATTCCTTGCCCAGATCGGGCATGAGTCAGGGCAATTGCTATATGTCCGCGAGCTGGCCAGCGGCTCAGCCTATGACGTCGGGGATCTTGCGCGCCGCCTCGGCAACACTCCTGAAGACGACGGCGACGGCGAGCGCCTCAAAGGGCGCGGACTGATCCAGATCACCGGACACGACAACTACCTTGCTTGTTCGATGGCCTTGTTCGGTGATGACCGATTGCTGCACTTTCCTGAGTTGTTGGAGGATGCGCGCAACGCCTGTCGATCGGCTGGCTGGTTTTGGCGTTCACGCAGACTCAATGAGCTGGCCGACCTTTGCAATTTCAGACTCATCACCAAGCGAATCAACGGCGGCTACAACCATTACAAGGCGCGAGTCGCCCTGTATTTCGCCGCGATCAAGCATCTTGGAGCGTTACCAATATCAAAGGAGGTTCGGCTATGAAAACCCTTGCTTTCGCTCTGCTACTGGTTTGCGCCCCAGCGCTATCGATCACCAACCATCCAGACGGCTCTGTAACTCTGACAAAGGAAGAGGCGGCGAACCTCACGGAAAATTTTCAATCGATGGCCTCCGACAAGGAGCAGTACGCAAAAGACAGGGCGCGTGCGACTGAAGTCTTGCAAGACCTGCTTAAGCAGATGGAGGCACTCAAAAACAGGAAGTGCCTATGAACCCGCTGAACCTAATCCCGACTCAATTCAAAGTTGTTGCCGTGCTGGCAGCAGCTTTGGCGGCGTTCGGTGCCGGCTGGGTTACCAATGGCTGGCGATTTGGCGGCCAGTTGGCCAGCTTGCAATCGGAGTGGGACAAGGAAAGAGCAGATCAGGCTGAAGCGGAACTTGATCTTGAGCGCGAAACCCGACGCGCAGTCGATGCCATCACCGTCAACAGTCAAAAGGAGAAACAACGTGCGAAAGCAACTATCGATAGCTTGCGCGCTGATGTGCGTAACGGTACTGAGCGGCTGTCCGTCGCCGTCTCTTCCTGTGCGACTGGAGATCCCAGAGCTGGGAATCCAGAAGCGCGAGCCGAACTTCTGCCAGCGGTTGCTGACCGAATTGTCGGCATCGCCGCAGACGCTGACGACGCGGTGCGGGAGTTAAACGAATGCGTGGACAAGTACAGCGCAGTGAAAGAGACAAGGTGAAAACATGGCAATAAGTAAGTCTACGGCAGACCAGATTCAGTCTTGGTACACGACATATCTTGGGCGCGAGGCGGATGCAGGAGGATTGCAAAATTGGGCGTCCGCATTGGACAGCGGAGCAAATGTCTCGGATTTGCAATCTGCATTCCAAAGGGATGCATCGTCTGAGATCTCAGCCCGCCAATCGGCGGTGCCAGCCACAAGTAGCGGAGGCGGCGGCAGCTCGACGGGCTTGATTAATTCCATTCCCGGAGTGAGTTTCGCTGACTACAACGGGAAACAAGTCAGGGTAGATGATTATTACAAAAAGGACCTAACCGACAATGCGGCAGATTTAGGCAAGAGGCTCGGTCGCACGATCACTGCGCAGGAATACGACGCGATGATCAATCCGGATACTTATGGCGCTCGGTGGGGGAATGTGGCTAACCCCGGGAAGAGTTCTGGGCCGGCGCTTTTATCGCAGACGGATCTCACTCAGCGCTCTGTTAGTCCAGCGACAGAAACTGTAAGTGGTCAAATGGGGAGCCTTCTTTCTGCGGATAGCCCCTACATGCAATCCGCGCGAGCACGCGGGCAACGTGCAGCGGCATCAAGGGGGCTAATAAATAGCTCGATGGCCGGCACTGCTGGCGAGTCCGCTGCGATTGATGCCGCTCTTCAAATCGCCACGCCAGATGCCGCCACTTATGGCCGTGCCAGTGATTACAACACCGCACTGGCGAACCAGACAGCGCAGTACAACGCGGATGTCCAAAACGATTTTACGCAACGCCAGCTAGACCGCAACCAACAACAATCGCTCGCGCAAATGCAGGATGCGACATCGCGATATACAGCAGAGCTGAGTTCAAACACATCACGTTACAACACAGACGCCGATTACCGCAGGACGATAGATGCCAATCGAGATTCGTTGGTGAATAACATCCTGATGAGTGGCGATTCAATCTCACCAGACCGTAAGGCCGCGATGCTGGAACAGCTTGGCATGGGCACTGCAGCACGCAGAGACGCCGGCGGAAATGTTATCCCAGGCACTGGCTTGGCTGGTGCCATCTACGTCATCGACAGTGTGAGCGCAGATTTGGTTGCACCAAGCCAGCAGCAATTCCGTGGAATAGTTGGGGGCAATGCAGGCGGGGTTGGCAACGGAGATGGTGGCGACGGAGGAGGCAGCGGTGGCGATGGCGGATTTGGTGGCGGGATTTCGGTCTGATGGACGCCCGCATTGTCAGATATTTTGAAACACTGGGCGTTTCGTCCGAAGCGTTAGATGGGTGGGATGTCAAGTTAGCCCAGCGGGATGGCAAGGATTGCGGATTCATCCTGACGAAGGGATCGGAAATCCACATGCAAGCATTCGAAAGCGGCGCGATGTCTCGCAAGAATATTACCGAATACCTGCAGCCACTGCTTGATGAATATGGCTACGCGACGACGCGTGTTCCCATCGCCGAAAGAGACCACAAATTGCGCCAAGTTCTAGGGTTTGAAATGACTTGGCAGGACGAAAGTTTCACCTATTGGGCGATTACAGAAATGCCTTTCCAGCGAAGGAATAAGTAATGAATAAACATTATCTAACAATTGGGCAGTCTCGCATCTACACGCTGGATAACCCTATTGGCGACGCTTTCGGCGGGGCCGCGTATGGCGAGCGGAGGATGCCGGTTGCGGCGGTTGCAATGGCTGCAGGCAGTTTCGCGGCTGGGGCGACGGCATTCGCTGCGGCCACCACGACACTTGGCGCTATTGCTGCTGGTGCGACGATGATCGGCTCCGCGTTGACGATTATCGGCACGGTCACCGGCAATGCAAAGCTGGCGAAAATCGGCGGAGTTCTTTCAATTGGCGGAATGGTTGGCACAGGATTGATTAACCATGCCGCCAAAAATGCTGCGGCTTCCGCTGGCGCGGCAGAGGCGGGGACAGCGTTAGCCGAAGGTGGAGCGGTTAATGAAGCAGCCGGTATCGCTGACGCCGTAGCCGATACCGGTGCGACCGGAATAGCAGGCGCCCCGACCGCAGGTACAGATTTGGCAGTGGATTCCATGCAATCAGCCGGGCCAATGACTGACATCCAGGCGCAAGGACTTATCGACAGGGTGCCGCCTACGGTCGCTGATACGGCAACAGGACTGCAGCAACAAATTGGTTCGGACGCATCCAATGCGATGGTCGCCCAAGCACCTAACACATTGAGCACTGCAGGCACTGGCGTAGAGCAATCCCTGCAAGGAAGCGCATTCGATCCAGAGATGAACAAGCTGTTGAGGCAACAGGAGCTTGTTCAGCAAGGTCAAGGCGGGTTTTTCGATAAGTTTGGCCGGTGGGTGAAAGACAACAAGGAATTAGTGCAGCTTGGCGGCGAAGGATTGAAAGCTGTTGGGGCGCTACTGCCTAGCGACAAAGCAAAGGCAGAGGCTGAATATTACAAGACGAAATCTGAAGAGACGCGTCGCCGTGCGCTTTGGGCTTCTGGCCGTACGGCGTAAACTGGAGATCACATGGACCAGCAAAACATTCAACAAGAAATCAATCAAGCAGGAACAGATCGATCCGGTATGGTCGATGTGGATTCAATCATCTCCGACATTGACGGGAAGATCCCATCGAACTTGAGGGGTATGTATGACAAGCTCATCTTGAGCGGCATGCGCATCATGTTTGATCGGAACTCGCATCAGATGTTTCTCGATCAGCTCGACAAGCCAGGCGACATGCCGACGAAGATGGCAGAGGGGATCATCAGTCTGATTTACATGTTGTGGGAGCGAAGCAATAAGACGATCCCGCCGCAGCTTATCTATCCGGTGACAGTCGTTCTCACGCTGCGCGCATTCGAATTTCTCCAGCGAGCTGGAGAACAAGAGGCTACGCCGGAGGTTTTGGGCGAGGCTGTATCTCAGTCTGTTGAGGGAGTTGTCTCGCGCTTCGGGTTTTCCGAGGATCAACTGTTGAACGCGGTGCAAGCACAGAAGTCAGGGAACAAGCGCGGTTTAATCAACGCACAACCGGGAGGTAAGTAATCATGGCTGATTGGGGTGCGGCACTCTCGTCACTAGGCGGATCGATTTCTAATCTTGCGGGCGCTGCGATTAAGCGCGAAGAGGATCAAGCGGCGGAGGAACGGGCGGCAGATAGAAAGCTGGCTGATGCGGAGCGTCTTCTTGCGATTCAAGAAGCCATGAAGATGCGCGCGCATGAACGCTTCTCCAGCGTGGCAAAAATGAAAATGGAAGAACAGGTGCCGGTTCAGTCGGAGCCTGTCACGTCCTTGACGCCGGAAAGCGCGCGCGCGTCAGGCTTGAAAAACGGCTTAATAAACGTGGACCCTGGGCAAATGGCTGGGAAGCTCCAGGCAATCCTGTTTGATCCGAATGCCACGCCGGAGCAAAAAGCAGATGCGCAGGGAATACTTGAGCAAATCACCGAACAGGCCGCAGCGCAAAAGGGGTTGAATGAAGAGGCCGCCGCAGGGAAGACGCGGAAGAGGACATTCTCAGAAGCTGTCCAGGCCGCGCGCGAGGAGACCGCTTTGAATGACCCAGCAGCGTTCGTCGCTGGGGAATCGATGTTCGGTGGCGATCGCAAGGCCGAACTCGAAGAGAAGAAGCTGACTTCCAAGGAGAAAATGGAGCAGTTGCGTATCGAGCAGCGCGACCGTAGCGACGACAAGCGCTTCGAGGCGATGATGGCACGCATTGAATCTGCTACAGGCGGCAAGGGCGGAAACAGTACGGCACTCATCCAGAATGCCGAATACCTTAAAACGCTTGGCTATTCCGACGACAAGATCGAGAAGTTTATCTTCGAGAAAAAGGAGATACCGCTTGCCGATCTGGCCGCGAAAATCATGGCCGGCGATTCCGTGCTTACGCCGCAAGAGGCGGCACAAAAAGCGGTGCAACTGAGCCGTGCGTTGGACGCGAGCCAAGTTAAAGTTCCTGATAAGCAAGGCGCATCGCAAGGTGCATCACCCTACCCAGAAGGTACTCCGCTTCGCGGGAAGGACGGGAAAACCTACGTTGTAAAGAACGGGCAGCCCGTACTTCAGACGCAAGCCGGAAGAACTAGCGGTGGCCTCATCAACATGCGCCCACAATAAGGAAACTCATGTCAACAAAATGGGATGATTTCACTCCGATTGACGAAGACGTTACTGACAGTGCCGCTGTTGATTGGGCGTCTTTCACGCCGATTGAGGCGAAGAATGGACGTAATGCTTTTGCCGTCGCCAATGATACGGTCATTGAGGCGGGTAATGCCGTTGCCAGCGGTGCTGGCGCGATTGCAAACTTCATCTCCCCAGGCAACAGATTTTCCAGGTCGGTTGATGAGTTTGTAAAGTCCGGAGAAGAAAAGCAAAGCGATGTCACGAAGGCTGACAAGGAGCAATTCCGCTCTGATCTTCAGAATTCGGACACGATCAGCGACGACTTGGCTGCCGTGGGGCGACATGTTGTATCTAGTCCGCTCCAAGTTGCCGCGCAGGCGGCTGGTAGTTTTGCCGGCCCCGGCCTTGCTGTCGGTGCTGCGCGCGGACTTGCCGGTTTGCTTGGCGTAGGAGCGAAGATCGCTGGCCGTGTTGGACTTGGTGCTGGCGCGACAACCGGCGCGGCAATGGGCGGTGGTGACGCCGCAGGGAGCGCGTACGAGCTGGTGCAGCAAATCAGCGACGACGTTCTGCTGAAGGTCCCTGAAGTCGTTGAGATGCGCAATTCCGGCATGTCGATGCAAGACGTCCGGCATGAAGTGGCGACCGCTGCCGCGCGTGATGCTAGTGTATTTCCCGCGCTTGCTGGCGGCGTCGCCGGTCTGGTTGGCGCGGAGAGGCTTCTTGCTGTGGGCAAGGTCGGTCAGGCTGGCGTAAAGGGAGTATTGGCAACCGGCGCTATTGAAGGTGCTACTGAAGCGGCTGAAGAAGGTCTGACCCAGTTTGAGGGGCGTCGTGCTGCGCAGCAGTACGATCAATCCATTGACCCGACCAAAAACGTCGCCGCCATGGCTGCGATGGGTGGAATAACTGGATTTGGTACAGGCGCGGGCTTGAGCGCGATCACCAGGCCGACTCCGAAGATTGAAGACATCGCCTCCGCCGAATCCGTGGACGAGGCGATAGCAGCTGCAAACGCTGTCGTGACCGCTCCGCATCCGTCAGCGAACGCGGACCAGCAGAAACTATTGATGGAATTAGAAAGACAAGCCAAGCAGGTCGCTGAGCCTATCGTTTCGAATCCCATCGAACAGCCTTCTATGGCGGTGCCGTCCGAGCAAATAGCTGTTCCTCCTGCAGTTGCCGCGCAAGAGACGCCAATTCCAGAGCTTGAAGACTTCATTAAACGCGGACGCACAAAGGACGAACTGTTTGCCGAACGTGAGGCGCAACGCCGCATGCAGGAAGACGCCGCGCGTGAGCAGGGCATCGCAAAGATGCTGGAAGCCGGTCGAGATCAGCAGGTAGAACAGGCAGAGGTTTTGACGCAGGCGCAAGGATTTGATTCTGCCGAGCCAACCGCCATGCAATTGGCGATGCAAAAAGCGCAGGAGCGCCGGAGATTATTAACTACGCCAATTTCCCAACGTCAGCCGGTTCAAGCGGAATCGCCAAAAATTGAGGGGCAAACAAATGACAAGCAATCCCTTGCCACTGATTTACCAATTCGAGATGGGGGCGTTGGAGGCGCTGAAGTTGGCGCGCCAATGCTGGGAAGTGCCGCGACAGGACGCCAAATTGCTGCGCAATCTGCTCCTATGGGATCGCCCAATACCCAAGCGGTTGTTCCCGTTGGTGGAACTGATATTTTTGCTACAAACCAGACCGCCAACGAACAGCCTGCATTAGGTCAAACTGCCCCGCAAGTAGCTGATGTCGCTGCAATAGAGCGAAGGCTAGACGCGAACGCCCGCAAGCTGGTTGACCAGATGACGCCGGAAGAAATGCGCCGCGCGCTGTTGACCGATGAAATGACTGGACTTGGGAACCGCCGCGCCTATAATGAAGTTGTCAAAAAACCATTTCAGGCAAGCATCGATATTGATTCGTTGAAGTGGATTAATGACAACATGGGGCATGAGGCCGGCGATCAGTTGATTCAGGCTGTCGGCACGGCGATGCGGGATGAAATTGCGGATTCCTACCATCTCAGCGGCGACGAATTCGCGGCGCAGTTTGATGATGAAGTCACTGGCAACGAGGCGATTGCCAGAGTGCGCGAGAGATTGAATGGTGCTACATTTACCTACACGGCACCAGACGGAACCGTTATTACAAAACAGGGAGCGGAGTTAAGCTATGGAATCGCAGACACCTATGGCGCAGCCGATGAAAAGCTCAAAGCCGACAAAGCAGGTAGAGAAGCCAGAGGCGAGCGCGCCGGACGAGGCGCAGAGCCTGCAGGCGTGGTTAGAAAGCCTGCCGCCAGGCGGGAAATTGACCGTGACGCTGCCGCCCAAGAAGTAGAAGCGGGGCCACAGGCAAAGGGCGAAGACGCCAAGTTCTTCCAGCCCGGCAGCGCAGCAGAAGAAAGCATCGTCCCAGAAACGACTTTCAAAAAAGCAGGGCCTTTCAAGACCAAGACCGATGCGTCTTTATTCCGAGATAAACATAAGCTATCTGGCGTATCTATTAGGCAGACGGAAGGCGGATGGGTATTTGACCCAACTCCAGCGCCGCTGACGGATGCGGAGCGAGAGGCTGTTCGTGCCGATATTCAGGCGTTGAACAAAACTCTCAAGGCAAACGGCATCCCTGCTGTGCTGCCGATCTATACCGCGCCCACCGCCAACCACCAACTCGCTCGCAGTATCGCCAAGGTCTTTGGCGCCGAAGTCCGCTTTGTCTCAAACAACAAGGTATTCCAAGGTGTTGCGCATCGGGGAAAGGCTTTCATCGCCTCCAGCATGAAGCACCCGGAATTGGCGATTACGGGGCATGAGACGTTCCACGTCATGGAGCAAACCAATCCTGAGCTGGCTGATGGGCTGCTGGAACAAGTCCGCGCCTATCTCCAAGACGACGCCATCCCAGACCGGCAGATGCGCGAAGAACTGATGGCTGGCCGCTCGATCAGCGAGCGCTATGCTGCCGGCGAAGTGCTTGCCGACCTGAACGGTGCCATGTGGCTTGACCCGAAGTTCTGGCGCGAGATGGTGCAGCGCGATGTGAATCTGTTCCGCCGCGTGGCTTATGTGTTCATGGAGAACGCGACTAAGGCCATTGAATCGCTGACCGGGACACGGTTCGACGTGGAAGCGCTGGTGACGGATGTTGATAAGGTGCGCTCGATCATTGCGCAGGCTTGGGCGGATCACAATCAGGGGCGGGATAAAAAGACGCCAAAAGACGATGATGTGCAGTTCTCGCGCGTCGACGCTGATCGCAGCGCCACTCCAGATAAGCCGAACGATTCCGCTATTCCAGAAGAAACCAGCACACAAGCGGCTCGCCGAGTTATTCAGGATAAATTCAACCGCTTCAAGGTTCTGCAGGCGAATATTGAAATGGTGGCTGCGCAGGAGGCTGGCTATCAAGGCGACGACATTTTTGAAGCTCGCGCTTTCATGGAAGAAAAGGGCATACTAAATCCAATTAGCGACCAGTCTGACGTGTATCAGGCTGAAACACTGATGTCCGGTCGAATCTCTACTCGCAAGGAGGATTTCCGCGAAAGACAGATGAACCCGCTAATCGAAAAGACTTACGCCGCCGGACTGAGCATGTCGCAGGTTGCTGACTTCCTGAAGATGCAGCACGCTCCTGAGGCGAACAATAGAGCGCGCGAAATTCAAGGCAGCCCGGAAGCTACTGCTTTCGGAATATCGGACGAAAAAGCCGCGCAAGCAATGAAGGAATTCAAGGCGCTACCAAACTTCAGCGAACTGAAGAGCGTCGCTAATGAATGGCGAGCTATTACGGAGCAGTCAAAGAAAATCCTTTTAGATGCCGGCATCATTACGAAAGAAATAGCTGACGCATGGGATGCAACATATTCCGTATATGTCCCAGTAAAAGGCAAGGATAGCAAGTCTGGCGGCGGCAAAGGATTGTCCGTGAATGGCAGGCAGAAGCAGCGCTTGGGACATAGCGAGCGTGACGAGGCGATTCTTGAAAACATCCTCCGGGATCATGAGCGCGCGATTTCAAATCAGGAAGTCAACGAAGTTGGGATGACGCTCATCCGCTTTGGTCTGGCGGCGAAGAATCCCGACATCATGACGATAGAAAAGCCGGCGAAGCGCCAAGTATTGAAAGATGCCTCAGCATTCGAGGTGCAATATAACGGTAATTTTGTTGCCGCGTTCAGCGACAAGGCGAGCGCAGAAGCATTCAAAGCAAAGGACGCGCTAAAGAATTCACGCGACACGAAAGATTATTCGATTGAGAAAACGACGAATCCATATGTCGCTCTCATGACATCGCCGTTGCTCGCGGAGAATGAGGTAAACGTTTATGTGGCAGGCCATGCGGTGCGCATTCAAATTAACGATGAGATTGCCGCACGCGCCTATACTAACTTGGGGGTTGAAAGCCTTGGAGCAATCCTGTCAGCTGGTCGCGAAATCAACTCGTGGCTGTCAAAAGCGTATACCGGATACAGCCCCGATTTCATTTTGACAAATCCAATACGCGATGCGATTCAAGGATCTATCACCCTGGCAGGCGAGCATGGCGCCGGCATGGCAGCAAAGATATTTGGCAATTATCCGCTGGCAGTAAAAGAGCTGGTCAAACACTTCCGCGAGCCAGGGAAATCGAAGTTGGTGACTGAATACCGGGCGGCAGGGGGATCGACTGGTGCTGCATACCTATCGGATCTTGAGCGAATCGGCAATGACGTGATGGCGGCTTACGACGAGTGCGCGGGTGCTATTGCAACATATCGACGTGTTTATGCAGAGAAAATCGAAAGTGGCGCCAGCCCAGCAAAAGCAGGCACTTATGCAGCAGCAAAGGCCGGACTGTCCGGGTTCAAAAATCTACCAGTGATCGGCCATTTCTTGCGGCTGATGGAGCGAATCAACGCCGTAACTGAAAACGCGCTACGCGTCGCAACGTTTAAAACGCTGGTCGATAACGGCGTCAGCAGGCCGAAAGCGGCGGCACAGGCCAAGAACTTGATGAACTTCAATCGCAAAGGCGAGTTGTCAAACCAGGCAGGAGCGCTTTACTTGTTTTTTAACCCGAGCGTACAGGGGGCATCTCTTTTTGCTGACACGCTCGCCACGTCGAAGCACAAGAACCAAGCGCGCGCATTGGCCGGCACGATGACGCTGGCTGCGTTGTTCCTCGCTGAAGCGGCTCGTAGTGACGGCGAAGACGATGAACGTAAATGGAAGCAAACGCCCGATCACGTGAAGGACCGCAATTGGGTTGTTGGTTTCGGCGATTATCAATTCACACTGCCCTTGCCGTATGGGTATGGCGTGTTCCAAACGCTTGGTAATGTGATGTCCGACTACATGCACGGCGAGGATGGTTATAAGCTCGGCATCCGCCTTGCCTCAAGTGTGTTCGGCAATTTCTCGCCGATTGGGAATCCAATGGAAGGGAAGTCGGCTGTTTTTTCAATGTCGCCAACGCTGCTCAAGCTGGCTGGCGGCCCGGGCATAAACGAGAACACTTTTGGCCAGCAGATTAAGCCGGATCAGTGGGGATCTTCTAAGCCAGAGTCGCAACTGATGTACCGCAGCACGAAAGGGTCAAGCTACGCAGAGATTGCCGAGAGTCTTAACGCCATAACCGGCGGCTCAAAGTTTGAGCGAGGAATTATCGATGTTTCTCCGGAAACATTAAAGTATTGGGTTAAATCGCTTACCGGCGGCGCAGGACAATTTGCATTTGACTCCATCAATATTCCCTCAAATCTAGTTCAGGGCGCCCCTTTGGATCCCAAAGACATCCCGGTAGCGAGAAGATTTGTTCGGGAGGTTGGCGTCACCGATGCTCGATCGGCATTCTGGGAAAAGGCCAATGCAGTCAAGGCCGCAGCAGATACCTTTTCAACAGCAAAGAAGTCCGGCGACATGGCGGCGGCACGCGCAATATTCAACGAAAACAAGGCCCTAATATCGCTTGCCGACTACGCTAGGGAGTCGCAAAAGATGGCAAAAGCGCGAAGGGACCAAGCGGACAAAATCCGTATGGATGACGCAATCCCGTTGGCCGTAAAGCATGAAAGAATGAAGATTATCGAAATGAAGGAAGCTGCGGTTTATCAGCGGTTCTTAAAGAACTTTGACGCAAGGACTGAGGCGAAAAAATAGGGCTTAATGCGATTTCCAGCCATAGCCGCCTGTGTCCTGTGGCTCGCAATCGTCGCAGCGATAGATGGATCGGTCTTTGAAAATGCACGATCCGACGAGCCAAGATGCAAATAGAACGGCTATGACTACTTGAATTTTCTTCCGCATAGCTGCCTTATTGTGCGCGCTTATCTGGCGATTGCTTTTTTTCTGATGCCGGATTGAATGCACATATTCGTCTTAAAAGTCCAGCTCCAACACTATCGGGGATAACC